TGTTCTAGCCTGCTAATCATTGGATTACCGTACTCTAACTTTAATTTCATATTATTTATTTGTTTTATAGTTTTCATATTTTCCTGATTTCATGCAACAGTTCTTGTATTTAGGAGTAAACAGGAACGGCACACAGAGGATCGCAAGATAGGGCTTTATTTGAGGACGATGGAGAATAACATGGAAGAGTTACTGCGTAATGTCAATCAATTTAATACTCCACTAGACAGTAAGTATTATGCTGATCTAAGTAGAGATGTTGTAGATGATATCCATGCCTCTATAGACGAGATAATTTTCATTCGAAGATTAGTTTCTAATGATATTAAGATGGTGTGCGATATAGAAAAAGATGAGGATGGTAAGATTATTATAGATGTTACTGATCCTCACGTACTTGAAGATATGACATTCTTCACAGAGGCGGGCGATCACTTTAGGAAACACGGATATTATACTTTGCTTACACCCAATAAACATCCAAAGAGTGCATATTATCAGCACTGGAAAGAGGAAAAGAGAAGAATACGTGAAGGACTAGTACGAGAGGATGGTGAATGGATCCCCGGTGATTACTACTGGTACTTAAATTATTGTCCCATCATGTTAACCAAGAGGGTTAATAAAGGTGGGAAAAGGGCCGACCGTCTTCATGACTTTGCAAATGTATGGTTGGGCGACTATCTGTTTTTCCATTATAAAAATCAGGCTGAATATATAGGTCAACATATTGAGGTTCTAAAGTGTAGGGGTATTGGCGCAAGTTTTAAGATGGGTTCTATAGGACCTAGGAATGCATTATTTAAACCAAGGTCGAAGACTTTTTATGTTGCATCAAATATGCAATATCTTAATAAGGATGGTGTGCTCACCAAGTCGTGGGACTACTTGGACTTTAATGCACTTAATACCCCATTCCCTAGACTTAGATTAAAAGATACTCAACTAGAAAAACGTATTGGATATAAGGATGTTCGATCTGGTGCAGAGAGGGGAATGAAGTCTGACATTATAGGGCTATCTCTTAATGATGACCCAGACAAGGCTCGTGGTAAACGCGGTGACATTATCTTTGAAGAGTATGGATCTTTTCCACACATCAAAAAAGCATGGAATGTATCACGTGATGCTGTGGAGGATGGAGAGAATGTGTTTGCTCAAATGTGTGCTATGGGGACGGGCGGGACAGAAGGTTCTGATTTTGAGGGTGCTGAGGATATGTTTTATCATCCGACATCGTATAATATTATGCCCCTTGCCAACGTCTTTGACAGAAATACAGAGGGCAAAGGAGAGGCAGGATTCTTTTGGGGTGCATATTTAAACAGGGCCAACTGTTACGATGAAAATGGCATGCCAGATGTTACTAAGGCATTGAAAGAGATATACTTAGACTATGAAAAGATACGTAAGTCTTCGTCCGATACTAGGGCGTTAACACAGAGACGTGCAGAAAAACCCATTACTCCGCAGGACTCCATGATGAAGATAGATGGGACAATGTTTCCCGTAGGAGAGATAAGGGATTATTTGGAGACAGTATTGCCAATGATTGATGAATTTGTTGGTCCCCATTATATTGGAGATCTTGCTTTTGATTCTAATGGTAAGGTGGTGTGGAAAGTTGGTGGATATAAAAAACCAATCAGAGAGTTTCCTTTGCAAGACAATAAGCATGAGGGCGCCATAGAGATCTTTGAGATGCCACATTTTGTCGGAGGAGAGGCCCAGAGAAATAGATATATCGGAGGAATTGATGGATATGATGATGATGCAAGTAACACTGTATCACTTGGTTCTATATTTATACTGGATTTATTTACAGATAGGATAGTAGCAGAATATACAGGTAGACCAAAGTTTGCCAACGATTTTTTTGAGATATGTCGCAGAATGTTACTCTTTTATAATGCAATAGGGAACTATGAGGCCCACCCATATAGTCAACTCGTAAGAATTCCATCTGGAGAGACTAAATTATGGGGAGATATATCAGTTGGAGACGAGTTGTTTGCTCCTAATGGTGGTGTTGTTAAGGTTGTTGCTATACCCATAGATGAAAAGATGCCAATATATAAAATAACACTTAATGATGGTAGAGAAATAATGGCTAGCGATAATCATATTTGGTCTTTATTTAAACTTAATGATCATCCCCATAGTCTTGAGAATTATACAACCAGCGATATTCTTAGGATTGGAACAAAAAATAAATACAAACAGAATACCTTCTTTGTTCCCAACGGTGGCGCTGTATCATATGATAAAAAAGATGTCCCTATTGATCCATACACAATGGGGTTGATAATATCTGAAGGATGTCTAACCGGAAGCCACTGTAGTAAAAACCAAGTACAAATATCCTCCAGTACTGATGATGTTGAGTTTTATAAAACACTTGTTCCATATGAAATAAAATATAGTGGAACTAAGGGGTTTAGTTGGAACCTAATTATACCAGAATGCAGGAAAAAGATTGATAGTCTTGGGTTGTTAAAGGCTAGGAGTGAAACAAAATTTATTCCAGACACCTATCTTCACAACTCGTATGATATTAGACTTAGTTTATTGAGGGGAATGATGGATGGAGACGGGCATGCTACCAATGGTGGATCGCCTGTATATGTTACATCATCAGATAAACTATCGCTAGACTTTATGTCTTTGTGTAGAAGTTTGGGATTTAACTGTAAGAGAACGATCAATAAAACCATGAAGTTAGACAGTTATAAAGTAGTAGTTTACACTGATGAGAAAATATTTAGTTTACCAAGAAAGTCTAGCGTACAACATGTTCATAATAGGAAATCTAGAGGTAGTAAGGCATCAGCTTATATGGACAAGACTGCAATAACATCGGTCGAATTTTCCCACTATGAGATGGGAAAATGTGTAACAGTTGATTCTAGTGATGGACTGTATCTTATCGGAGACTATGTTGTAACACACAACTGTGACAAAAAGGGCATGTTCGGGTATTTCGATAGAAAAAACTCGCTACACTTATTATCAGATACATTGCAATCGCTAAGAGATATTGAAATGGTTAAGGGAAACCTCTACGGAAATAAATCAAAAGGCACGAACAGTGGGAAGTTTATTAACGCAAGAGCTAGAAGGTTGATTGCAGACTATATGATGACAGATGCACAGGGAGAATCTGGCGATAATCGCCAGCTTAATCTGCACAAAATAAGGAGTATAGGTCTTTTATTAGAAGCATTAAAATGGAATGTCAATGGCAACTTCGATAGAATATCTGCGTGTGGTATGTTAATGCTACTTAGGGAAGATAGACAAAAGTATTTAGAGAATACTATGAGAAGTGAATCTGAAAGGAGAACTGGAATTCAATTTGACCCCTACTTTTTAAAAAATAGCCATGGACTTTTAAGCTATAATAATGAGAAATTCCAGATAGACAACTAATTGAGTTTTTTTAATATATATTTGCAAATTAAACGATACTATAATTATGTACACGTGGCCAACAGGATATCCAAGTCAAAAATTACCATATTCTCAAAAGGGGAAGAAGTGGCGTAAGTCCAATATTGATTGGTCGGACATGAGTTCGATGGCTTATGATAACAACGTAAGAAGTAGTCTTCGCCATAAGAAAATTAACTATGACCTATGGAACGGCAAGATCCATATGTCTGATCTTAAGCAAGTTATAAATCCCTATGGTATCGATGCTGAAGGTTTTGTTCCAGAAAGTATTCAATATCTATCCATAGTTAATTCTCCGATCAACGTTTTAGTAGGTGAAGAGGCCAAACGTCGATTTGAATTTAAGGCTGTAGTATCCAACAATAACGCCATCTCTGAAAAAGAGGAGCAACGTAAGGGAGAGTTAGATCAGGCTTTTATGCAACTGATCCAGAACTCTTCTACTGGCGAAGATGATTTTCAAAAGAAACTGAAAGAGCATGGTGATTACTTTATGTATTCTTGGCAAGATGCTCGCGAACGAAGTGCCAATTTTCTTTTATCGCACTATATAAAAGAGTTAGATATGAAGATTCTCTGGAATCAGGGAATGAAAGATGTGGCTATTTGTGGTGAGGAACTTTATGATTTTGATGTTGTACAGGGAGAACCTACATTTGAAAGACTTAATCCACAGAAGGTATTCATATTAAGAAATGGATACTCATCTAGGGCAGAAGATGCGGATCTTATTATCATGCAAGATTATTGGAGTCCGGGTAGAATCATAGATACTTACTATGATGAACTAAAAGAGGATGATATCGACCTGATTAATAAGACTAATAGTATTAGTAAGGTCGACGATATGGATAATATCGACGAACGCTCATCTTTAATATATACTCCAGCCGTTGGCGATGAGGCTAATAGCGTAGACCAAATGATCTATTTTGCTGGTGCCATGGGTAGAACATTCTCAAACTACTACGATGGTAATGGTAACATCCGCGTATTACGCGTAAGATGGAAGTCACAAAGAAAGGTTCTTAAATTAAAATATTACAACGAACAGACCGGAGAAGAGGAATTTACTTTCGTTCCAGAGGATTATATTGCAGATAAGGCAAGGGGTGAAGAGGTCACTCCTTACTGGATTAACGAGGCCTGGGAGGGCACTAAGATTGGAAAGGACATATATGTTAATATGCGTCCCAGAAAGATACAGTATAACAGAATATCTAACCCATCGAAATGTCACCTAGGTGTTATTGGACAGACATATAACACCAACCACGCAAAGCCAGTATCTGTATTAGATAGGATGAAGCCCTATGCATACCTATATACCATCGTGGCAGATCGTCTGAATAAGGCCATGTCACGCAGTTACGGGCAGAGTATAGAGGTTGACTTTGCAAAGATACCAGATGGCTGGACTTTTGAAACATGGTTTCACTTCTTAAAACAGGATGGCATAGCTGCCGTTGACTCATTTAAGGAGGGTAACAAGGGTGCCTCAACAGGTAAACTTGCAGCATCGTTAAACAACACTACTGGGAAAGTTTTAAATCTTGACAACTCTGCATCAATCAACTTCCATCTATCTCTATTGGAGTGGATTAAGAATGAGATGTTTGAGATTGCCGGTATCTCCAGACAAAGACAAGGGCAGATTACATCCAGCGAAACTGTTGGTGGAATAGAAAGGTCTGTTAATGCCTCTTCAAATATAACCGAGGAATTATTTTATGTTCACGATAATGTTAAGAAACGCTGTCTTGAGTGTCTGATTGAAACCGCTAAGATTGCACTTAAAAATAATAAAAAGAAGTTCCAGAACATCTCCGATGATTATTCTATGGAGATTTATGAGATTGGTGGAGAAGATTTTTCAGAGGTAGACTTTGGTATTATTGTAGATAACTCCGCAAGCGTGACAAATCTCGATCAGAAATTAGAACAACTTGCTCATGCAGCACTACAGACAAGTACGTTATCTTTCTCTACTATAATGAAGATCTTTACATCATCCTCTCTGTCAGAGAATATTAAGATGATTGAAAAAGATGAGAAAGCAAGAATGGAACTCAATGCACAGATAGAGAAGACTAAACAGGATCAGTTGCAGCAACAACTTCAGACGCAGTTAGAGATAGAGAAGTTCAGAGAGAACATGTCTCAACGAACAATTCAGGCTAATGTAGAGATGAATAAGCTCGATAACGAAACTAAGATACAGGTGGCAGAGATTAATGCCAATAGTAAACCAGAACCGCAGGATGATAGTGCAAAGATTAGTTTGGAGGAAAAGAAACACCGTGATAAGATGACTCTTGATGCTGCTATACTAGAGGAAACAAAAAGATCCAATGAGGCTAAGGAGACTATAGCCAGAAATAAACCTAAAACATCAAAATAATATGCCAGATCCAATTGTAACATTCAGATTTTCAACCACCCCCATGATTGCGGGTTCTACTATAAGGATATATAATACCAGTAGTAACTGGACTTATTATGTCCCAGGCGATTCCACAACGGTAACATTAACGATTGCCGCACTAGACGGTAATGCGACTTTGTTTAACGGTGCAGCATCCTATGTCACCACTGCATACACTCCGACCCAATTGGTTGGTGATTTTCAGATAGACCTTCTTGCTGCAACAGTTTTTGGTTCGAGTGTAACGGTTATACCAGATGATATCTTAACTATTACTATTGCGATTACTGGATCTACGGAATACACTTACAGTACCGATGAGGTATTTTACTATAATTCATGGAAGACGAAAACCGATGCCGCATTTCTTGCTGTTGACTTCATAGAAGATGTTAATTCAAGGGAAATCAAGTATGCTTGTATGGTTAATGCTTTATACCAGGGACTTACCGCGGACATTTTTATTGGAAGTACTAGCGGCATTTACGAGAAAATAGACCTATTCACCAGATTAGCTGAACTATAATGACATTCGAACAGGTAAAAGCAACTCTTGGTAGCCAGATGTCTGCCTATATGATTCGGCAGACTACTATTATGCGTAATGGTAAATATACTTCTGGCATGCATTATAAGGATGGATATGCTGGCATGTTGTTTGAGACAATAATGGAGATTGATGAGTTAGTTGAAGAGTATGATCCATTAACAAAAGATAATGTAAGAACACTAATTCGGACCTTTAATAAACTCACTGCATCTACAGTGCCAGATATCTGGGCAGATAGTATTTAATATATAATATCGAGTAATATGAGTTTTGGAAATATAAGTCCATTTAGTGGTATAGATGCGTCAATGGCGTTGAATAATGTTGCTTCTATGGGTCCTGCTTCTGCGCTTACCAACGGATACCTAACCGCCGTAGACTGGGCTATATTCAATGCCAAAGAACCTGCGATAACAAAACTATCAGCCTTTAATAAAGCATTTGGTACTATCGCAGATACTGTTGCCCAAGGAAACGATTCTCGTATTATTAATGGAGAAACGGCTTACGGATGGGGAAACCATGCTGGGTTATATTCATTATTAGCACACAATCATTCATTAGATGCACTTACAAATGTTACTGTTAGTGCTAATTCTGATGGAGAAATACTTCGGTGGACTGGTGGCACATGGGCAAATAATACTCTTATAGAGGCTGGTATTATTAAGGTTGATCAAACTATCGGACAGACTATTGGTCTGACTGGAACAAGACTTACGAAGTTGTGGGCATCAGATATAGATAGTACGTCTATAACGGCAAGTACAATTACGTCAACCGTAACCACGGGTACTGCGCCATTTACTGTTGCAAGTACAACGGTAGTTACTAATTTAAATGCAGATCTATTTGACGGGCATGACTCTAGTTATTTCCTGGGTTCTGGGTCGGCACTTCTATTAGACCAAACAACCCCACAATCAGTAACAAATGGGTCTCCAATATTTGAGGGGATACAATTTGATATAACTCCCTCAACTACGAATATTGCAGAAGGTTTACTTAGATGGAATTCAACTGATGGTACGTTGGACCTCGGAATGTCTGGTGGAGATATTACAATGCAGTTAGGACAAGAACTGTTCACAAAAGTAAGAAATGCCGCTGGATACGAGACCATATCAAATGGACAGGTCGTATATGTCTCAGGTAGAACGGGCGCATATTCAGATGTCAGGAAGGCTCGTAGCGATTCGGAATCAACGGCAAGAGTCAGGGGGGTTGCAACGCAGGATATAGCATCGCCAGGATTTGGATTTATAACAACATTTGGATATGTTCGCGGAATTAAGACTGACTATACTGGGAATGGTGACTGGGGGACTACATGGGTCACGAATGATCTGTTGTATGTTTCAAAGACGGTAGCAGGACAGTTGACCAACATTGAACCGGCGGCGCCAAATTATGCCGATACAGTAGCCACCGTTGGAATAGTGCATGCAACTCAGGGGACTATCGAGATATCAATTAACAGACATAAAACATTAGCAGCATTATCTGATATTAATGGCACAGCATTAACTGTTACTGGACAATTCCCCGTATGGGATCAAGTTGGTGGATATTTTGATTTTAACTATAATATAACTAATTACCAATCGGCATCTAGCAATCTAACATCTATTTCAAGTCTTACATATGCTTCTACATCATTTGTAAAGATGACCGGAGCAAATACATTTGGATTAGATACCAATGTCTATATTATAAAATCTGGCGATACTGGACTTGGTAATATGTATTTTGCTAACAATTCTATTATTGATGTAGTTTCAACTGTAGGTTCAGATGTATTAAATATTGGTACAACTAATGCGGATATTATCAATATTGGGTATGCAAGTTCGACTGTCAATATTAATGGAGTTGTATCATATCAGTATGCCACTGACTTAAAAGTAGTAGACAAACTTATTACGCTTAATGTTAATGGAGGTGTTGCTAGTGGTGTGTCTTCCGGTTTTGAAATTGAAGAAAATAATGTAATAACCGGATGGTTGACCACTTCAGGTGCGCGAACGGGATTCGAGTTAAGAGCACCTGCAACAAGTTATTCAGCGATATTTCTACTCTCCTCTCTTGCGGCAGAAAGAACATATACTTTTCCAAATGCATCTGGCACAGTTGCACTTACATCTAATCTACATGATGCCATAACTCTTGCAACTGATAGTGGATTAGCACTTAGTACTCAGGTTCTTAATATGGGTACCCCGTCCACGGTTACGTCTAGTACGAGTAATGCTGTATCTACTAACACTCACTCTCATGCGATAACTGCAGGATTGGGTTTTATTGGCAACGGTTCTCAAGCTAATGAGATATTAGTTACCGGTGCTACTCCGTTTACGCCCGCATGGACACTAGCTACGAATTTAGTGTCTCTCAATGCATTAAGTTTTGCCAGTACCTCGTTTGTAAAGATGAGTGCTACTGGAACTTTTGGATTAGACACAAATACATATTTAACATCAGTCACAGCACATAATTTACTCTCCGCAACTCATGGAGATACTCTGGCTGATACTGTTATCAGGGGAGATATTATTATCGGCAATTCGACCCCTAAGTGGGCAAGACTAGCATTTCCTGCTACACCGACAGGAAAGGTTTTAATTGCATCTGCAACAGATATAGAATGGAGCCCAAGCGCATTAGGTACTGCGGCATACACAGCATCTACTGCATATGATGTCGCAGGAGCTGCGGCAGCAGTTACACCAACAACATTGGGTTTGGTTATAGGAACAAATGTTCAGGCCTATAACTCCAACCTAACAGGAATCAATCAGGCATTAACAACCACATCAAGTCCATCTTTTACTGCCGTTGGAGCAACAACATTTACAGGAGCATTAACCGGACATGCCTCCTCTGATGCACTTGTGGATCAACAGTTTTATATTGGCACAACACAGGTTGCAATTAATAGGGCCAGTGCAGCTTTAGTACTTACGGGTATAACAAGTATTGATGGAACCGCAGCAAAAGCAACAAATCTTGTAGGTGGTAATTCTACTACATTATTGGGATCTATTGGATATCAGTCAAATACTGATACTACCACAATGCTTGCACCTAATACATCTACCACACTTAAATTCTTATCACAAACTGGTACGGGCACTAATGGTACAGCACCAACATGGCACCAGATGTTGATGACAGAGTTGCCACCCCTGGCTAATGATACCTGGTTGACAGCATTAAATTACGCTGGTGGAACAAGTAATCTGTTTAAATTGTCTGCTGATAATGTGTTGGAATTCGCGAGTGCGGTGAAAATATGCGCATTTTATCATGTGTTGAATAGCGGATTTAATGATATTGTGGATATACCAGTAGATAGCACTAGTGCAGATGGTACCGAACATGGCGTCGGTATTACTGTTGGTGGAACAAGGATATTTAAGGTTGGTGCTCTTTCAGATGGTGCTGGCGACGTAGACACTACCACTATGCAATTCCTTGGAACTCATCTTGGATTTTATGGTGTTACCCCAGTAGTAAGACCAACGGCATTAACAACACAATTAACCAGTATTACTCACACAGCACCAGGAACACCAGATTATGCGATACAAGACTTAGTAGATTCTGGTGGATTTGGTTTTGTAACAAAAGACGAGGGAAATACCGTACTTTCTACTATACTGAATCTACAGACAAGAGTAGCAGAGTTGCAGACAAAATTAACGGCGCTAGGGTTATTAACGTAAAATAAAAATATGGGTGCAGGAATTTATAAAATTACAAGTCCGAGCGGAAGGGTTTATGTGGGACAAAGTATCAATATAGAGAATAGGTGGAACGATTATAGAAAATATAAATGTAAAGATCAGAATTTATTATATAATTCTCTAATGAAATATGGTGTTGAAAACCATAGTTTTGATGTAGTTGAATTAGTGGAACGTGATGAGAACACTATGTCCGTATTAAATATATTAGAACAACAGTATATAATAGATTTAAATGCAAGGGTTCCCATTGGTTTGAATATCGCATGTGGCGGTAAAAATCATACTCATACAAAAGAGACAAAAAACAAGATGAGTAATAAGAAAATTGGACATAAATCATATGAAGCACAAATACAAAGCGTTATTGAGTCAAACAGACAAAGAGTAAAATCTGTAGACCAATTTGATGCCTCTGGCAATTATATAAAATCATTCGATTCAATTGTAAATGCTAGTTCGGAAGTTGGTTGTAGTGGTTCTGTGATTACTGCAGTATGCAAGGGATATAGAGATAACAAAACAGCAAAAGGGTTTATTTGGAAATATAAAAATATAGGAGAAAATAGTAATGAGTAATCAATTAAGCGAACTTCAAAAATCACTTATTTTCAGATGGGAAGGCAGTGAATGGAATCCATCTCGCGATGAAATAAGTGGCACAATTGGAACTCCGACAGATTGCTACCCAGTGTTAGATGAGCAGGGAAGTGGCAGAAGATCAATAAATTATAATGGAACGAGTAGTTATACTACGTTACCGACTATTCCTGCATTTGGAACTGGAGATTTTACAATACTTATTAAAATTAGATTGGTGAATGTAACTACTTATTCTGAAGTATTTAGCTCTGGAGGTGGTGCATATGCGGAATCTTTAGTATTGTCTGTCGGCACAAATGGGAAGTTAGAGGCATGGGAGAGTCAGGTACTACACCATGCGACAAGTACGTCATCTGTAATTGCTAATGAATATACGATAATAGGGTACAAGCGTAGTGGAACTACTGGGACATATATCATTAATGGTATTGAAGATAATAGTATTACTGATACTCAAAATTACAATGTAGCAAATAGTATAATTTTAGAAACAGGCCAATTAGCAGAATATAGTCTCGTTAGGATCTTCAACTACGCCCTCACTGCTCAGCAGATTACGAATTACAGCAAGCCTGAATACCCTATTGAGTGGGTTGATAGGGGGACTACGGGGAATCCTAAATTTACAGATGCTGCTACTAAAACAATAACCACAGGTCCTTATGTACAATGGCATACAGGGGCACCTATTGTGGACGCTAATAAACCCATTAAGATCACGTATGAAGTTTTAGCAAATACATCAAGCGCAACGTCATTGAAAGTGCTTGGTTGGACAGGCCAAGAGGTGTCTTCCGATGTAAGCGGGCTCCCTATTTCAGTAGGTGTGCATAGTTATACAACAGTTTCTACTACAAATGCGTATAGGGCATATGTAGTATTAGGTGTTGATGGATCCCCTACTGGTTCAGTTGACATTGCAAATGTCTCAGTCATCCAACTCGGCTGCGTTCTCGACCTCAACGCCTCTGGTCTCTCCAATGCTACCAGTGGATACTGGTACGACCGCACAAACACCTTGACCGCCACCAACAGTGGGACGAGCTTGGTAGTGCCACCTGCGAGTAATTTGGGGGGGACGTATTTTAATGGGGATACTTCGTATTTGGAATATACAAATATGAACGGACTTACGGGAGATGTTACATTTAGTTGCTGGCTGAATACACAGGGAAACAATGAGGGTCAGGCAGGGCGTATTTTGATTAATACCAAATTTATATTGTGGCTGGATGACGCAAGTAATTCAGTTGCCTTTTCCCGAAATGGGTCAACCTTTATTTATCCAGCAGCATCTTCTGTTCCAATAAATACGTGGGTTCATTTATTGATAACGTCAACTTCTGCTGGTGTTACAAATTTTTATATCAATGGCGTTTTAAGCGGGACGGCAAATCAGGCAGCAGGAACGCCCGCAAGTGGGACGACGTGGACAATCGGGAACCTACTTAGCAGTAATCCTATTCGTGGGTATAATGGACTTCTTTCTAATATAAATCTTTGGAGTAGATTATTAGATACAGATCAACGGAAGCTGGTTTACGACACAAATTTCTAAACACCTGCAACGGATTTTAACTCTCAAAATTGGAATTATTTAAAAACTATAACAACATAATATGAAACTCGGCGGAGAAAATATATGGAGAGGTGTCGATACCACCACTGAACTTGGGGAATACTCTGTTCCAAGTGCTTTACAATTTGTAAAAGATACCTCCGACACTCTTGGCACTGCATCTGGAATTACTAATATCACAGAAGTTAATAATATTGTCAATGATATTATTAATGCTACTACGATTAATAATTTCTATGATGTAGACCCTAATCTTCCAGACGCACCAGAAGGTAATTATATGGTCATGGGTGCAGGAGGGGTTTGGACTTATGGGGCAATCACTCCATATTCTTTGCCGATTGCAACCGACACCGTTCTTGGCGGCATAAAAATTGGGAATGGCCTTATTATAACAGCCGGCGTTGTAAGTGTTGATCCAGTAGTTATGCCGAGTGCAGATATTACGTCCGGAGACATTATAAATTGGGATGAAGCGTTTTCATGGGGTGACCATTCTTTAATCGGATATGCATTATCTACAGATTTAACAGGTTATGCCTTAGCGGGCCATACACACACTTATTTGCCACTTTCAGGTGGAACAATGGATAACGCTACTTTAGTGACAAGCCTCAATGCTGAGTTTCTAAATGGCCATAGCGACAGTTATTTCTCTGTATATCATACTCACCCATATTTATCAGATTCTGACCCAAGAATTACAAATTGGGATTCTGCATATTCCTGGGGTGATCATTCACTGGCTGGATATCTTACCTCTGAAACCTCAGAGACAGACCCTATATTTACAGCATGGGACAAGACTACCGGCATTGTTATAACCACTTCGCAGGTAAGCGATTTTTCTGCGTCAGTAACTGCCAACACTATTGTCGCTGCGAATACTGCCGCAAGGCACTCTGCTGTAACTATTGGAACTGCGCATGGATTATCTTTGGCGGGGCAGGTGTTGTCACTTGCATATGCTGGAGTAGCCACAGATGGTGCTCTTAGTGCATATGATTGGGGTCGTTTTGATGCAATGCTTGACGGATCAATATTTCAATTATTAGAAAACCAGAGACTTAGTACCACCAACACAGTTACATTTGCCGAATTAACGGCTGGATATATCACAACCACTACGCCAACAGATGATTCTACTGCACTTGGTAGTGTTGCTGGATTTGAGGTTGCTAATGGTACTATTAGACGGTTCTCTGATACCGTAGTGCAGACGTGGTTAGGCCTTGGTACTAACGCATATACATCAGATGAATATTATCTTGCCACTAATCCAGACGCATTTATACATGAACTAACATCCACGGACAGTACCGCGACATTTAATGATATAGTATATGATCCAGTCGATGCCACTCTTCATGGCGTAGATATTTCTGTTCCAGCATTATATAGATATACTGTAGTGGCCACTTCTGGTTCCGAAGTTGAGGTTCTTGCAAATAAGACTGGTATTACAGCGTCTTTTGCTGGACAGGTATTAACATACGTCATTCCAGCAGGCACACATATTGTCTCTTCTAAAATACGTTTTGGGGCATATAGCAGTCTTACCGTAAAAATGGATACAGACGATATGGGAAACTCTTCTATTAATAATAGATGGGTGCCAATGGTTCAAGCATGGAGGGAAGATACGCGAGCACAATTAATGGTTGTTAATATAGTTCCAAGTGCATCAGTATTTGATGAGGCAACTATCAATGGATTAATTAATACAACTACGAATCATATTAGACTACTCTTCTAATGAGCAAATTATTCATAGCAAGGTATGATCTATCATCTATAGACTTTGCTGCATCTGATCCCTCTAACAATATATGGAGAGTTTCGGGGACAATAGAAGATCCAACTGGGTCTTTTCTTGCTAATGCGGCATCATTAAATGATAAAATTATTATGCGTGGCTACCACGAAGATGGTTATGTTGTGTATGATAGGTATGAGATTAATGCTATAGTAACTGTCAACGGAAAATATTTAGAGTTAGATATTCTATATGAAGAACCAACCTTGCCAAATACTCAATACTCCGGAGATCCAATTCCACAGATCATTGGCAACACTCCCATAACTGGATCATTCCCAATAGGTTCTGATTTAGCATATAGGGACTTTATAAGAACGCCTTCTACCTATCAGCATATGATTGACCCTGATTATGCTGCTGGAATGAATGCTCTCAATTTCGAGCAGATAGTAGACGTAACAGATCAGTTAGACTACGGGTTCAATGAACTACCAGATGATACTAGACAAAGATTTACAACTATATATGATTTTGTTCCCGGATCAGTAAGACTTCATGTCAATGGTGTAGAACAAAGAAAGGGTTCTAGTCCAGACCTTGGCTTTAAGGAAGAGTTTTGGGCTATTGCTGACGGAGGAGACGACTCTTGGGTAGTATGGATTTTTTGGCCGCCAGAAACAGCGAGTGGATTAATAGTAGAATATAAAAGAGTTTAATAATGACGCAACTAAAGTCTGATAGTCCCATTCAGAAAAGGCAAATCGTTAATCTTCAAATTATTGATGACGATGTAGCTTCTGCTGCTGGTATAGTAACATCTAAGTTAGCCGATGGATACCTCTTCATTAAGGCTGATGGAACTGTTGATTTTATTGCAGACGAGAGTCACGGCGGTTTTAAAATAACAGATCTTGGGGCTCCAGTTAATGATAATGATGCCGTTAGACTTATTGATTTAACTGGCGGTCTTGATGGGGTCGTATATGATTCTGATTTTACTTCTCAGGGCATCATACTTAGAGGTGAAACCTCTGGGTCATATTCTATCTTAACCAATAACTCTACCGATTGGAACACTGCTTTTGGGTGGGGAGATCATACACTGGTAGGATATCTTACATCGTTAGCACATAATCTTGCTGGAGACGTATCGGGAGCCTATGGTGCTAATACTGTTGATAAGATCAAAAATAAAACTATTGCCACGCTCGCAACTGGATTCATGAAATATGATGGAGTTGGTTTTGTCTTCGACGCATCAACGTATTTAACTTCGCAAACCTCTCATTTAGACGTCGTCGTAGATGGAGATTTTACTTCTGAGGGCATTATACTCAGGGGCGCAACATCTGGCAGTTATTCTATTCTAACGAATAACTCCACCAATTGGAATACTGTATTCACACAGATGAATGGGGCATATCTCACTACTAATTATTTACCAAAGTGGGATGGATCTAAGTTAGTTAATAGTATAACTTATGATGATGGTACAACTTTTTGTATAGGAACAACTACTGGAAGTGGGTATAAATTAAACGTCAATGGGACTGCCCTATTTGCCACATCTGCAACTACACCTACAATAAGATTAACTACTGGGGCTACTGTGGATTATTACTGGAGATGTACCAATGTGGACGGATCTGGGTCATGGGTTGCAATTGCCGCATCTCAGGTTTATAAGGGTACGATTAATGGTTCAACTGGTATCCCAACTGTCGGTGGTAACGCTCTAATTAATGATACTGGAACGTCTGGGTGGTATTATAGATGTGCTGTTGCTGGTACCTATGACTATGGTAATCCAAGTGGCAACAGTATTACCCTTGCATTGGGAGATGAGGTTCATTATGATGGTTCTGTTTGGCAATATCAGCAGGGTGTTGGATATACACTTACTACAGCCACCGTAAGTGTTCTTGGTGGAATAAAGGTTGGTGGAAGTCTTCAGATTAATTCTAGTGTACTGGATATTGGGAATGGAGATAAGGGGGATATAGTCGTTAGCGGTACGGGTGGTGATATTGGAAACATCTGGACCATAGATACCGCCTCTGTTACACTTGCAAAGATGGCTGACATGGCAACCTCTTCGTTAATATACAGAAGGACTTCTGGATCTGGTGTACCAGAAGTTAATACCCTCGCCCAATTAAAAACAGATTTAGGATTAACTAATTCTAACTCTGGAGATCAAACGATTACACTAACAACGGATGTCTCTGGTACTGGTACTGGTTCTTTTGCGACAACTATACAGGCCGGAGTTGTTACGTTTGCAAAGTTTCAGAATGTATCTACTGCTGTAATAATTGGTAGAATCGCATCCGGGAGTGGAAGTGTTACTGAACTAAGTCCGTCACAAATAAGAACTCTTATTAACGTTTCAGATGGCGCCAATAACTATATTCATCCAAATCATTCTGGTGAGGTCACTTCTGTGGCAGATGGCGCACAGACAATTACGGCAAAGGCCGTTACAATGGCTAAGATACAGGATATTACCACCGCATCTTTAATATACCGAAGAACCGCCGGCACTGGTGTACCAGAAGTTAATACACTTGCTCAGTTAAAGATAGACCTCGGACTTACAAATAGTAATTCTGGGGATCAGACAATTACACTTAATACAGACGTAGTAGGATCTGGTACAGGAACTTTTGCCACAACAATACAACCAGGTGTCGTTACATATGCGAAGTTTCAGAATGTCGCCACCTCTGTTTTAATAGGACGTGTTGCGACAGGAACAGGAAGTGTTACGGCACTTAGTATCGCTCAGGTACAAACTCTTCTCAATGTCGCTGATGGTGCCAATGCGTACGTGCATCCACATCATGGTAGGTCTGGAACTGGAGATGCGACATCTGTAGGTGATGCAGATATTACCATTAATGCCAGGGCAGTTACGTTTCCCAAGGTTAGAAGTATAGATACGGCTAGCATATTAGGGAGACTAACTGCGAGTACTGGAGATATAGAAGTACTAACTCTTGCACAGGTAAGAACGATGTTATATCCTACGTCGCCACTAGTGAATACTCTTACCGATGGATATATTTTTGTGGGGAATAGTTCCAATGTTGCAACTGGTGTTCCCGTAACCAGTCAAATATCTATTACCAATGCGGGAGTTGCCACAATATCTAATGCAGCTGTAATTGCCAAGGTTTTAACTGGTTATACTGCAACAAGTGGAACAATAACAGCGGCGGATTCCATTTTAACTGCATTGCAAAAGGTTGGATATAACCAACATGTACCAGTTACTTTAAAAACTGGTAGTAAAACATACATAGAACTTGTTGGTCAGGAAATAAATGCAACTGCAATAGATCTTGGTGGTACCTATATTACGGGCACCATCAGTTCAACAGTATTAGGTAATAGTTCATTCTATATTGGGACCACTCAGATTGCATTAAATAGAACCTCTGCGGCACAATCACTTACTGGCATAACATCCATAGACGGCTCTGCTGCTAAATGGACAACTGCAAGATTACTTGGAGGAAACAGTGTTGATGGGTCTGCAAATGTTCCTCTTGCAAATAAGTTTATTGTACAGGGTACCACAGATAGCGGTCTAACAAATGCACAGTTTCTTGGTGCATTAACAACTGGGTTAGTGAAAAACACCACTTCTACTGGTGTATTAAGTATTACTCCAGACAATACTGCAAATTGGGATATTGCATATAATGATAGAGTGATATCTGCATCGTTTGATAATGATACTGGAGACCTAACTATTACACAGCAAGATGCTGGAACAGTAGTGGCCAATCTTGACTGGAGATATATGCTCAAAGAAGGGCGCCTTCTTAATGACCAATGGTTTGAGTCATACGATTATGCCGGCAACATAACTAATGTCTTTAAGGTCAGCAAAGATAATCTGATCGAGTTTGGTAATAATGTTGGAATACAAAGTTTATATACTGTTGCTGATGCCGGTAAAGTAACTCTTGCTGAGATGCCGGTAGTGTACTCTTCTGCAGGACTAGAGATGAGTTATTGTCTTAGTATAGATGGTGGAGGACAGTTTAAGGTTATTGGCATTACTGATGGTGTTGGAGGACTATCTAGTGACTACGTGTTGGTAGACACAGAATTACACATAAGTTCTATATTACATGCAACTCCGTATACCGAGGATAAAATTCTTGTTAGTGCTTTAGGCATTGTTAAATATGTCTCAGGATCAGAACTTATAGAAGACCTTGGTCTTGATACTAGATATCTTATATTCAAAACAATATCACTATCTAGTGACAGTGGTTTTACGTGGGGCTCATCTAGTGTTGTCGCAGATCTATATAATGATACCTTAACTCTTGTTGCCGGCACTAACATTTCCATATACACTGATGCCGCAAATGATGCAATAAAGATCAGCAACACATATAGTTATACACATCCCGCAAAAACCTGGGTTGATAAATCTGATCTTTCTGGAGTGAGTATTATCTCTAATTTAACGATAGACTCACTTGGTCACCCAACAGGGTGGACTACTAGATCGTTAACACTTACTGATCTAGGATATTCTGGGGATTCACAGGCGGATCACTATCAGTATTGGACAATAAATGGTGACACTGGCACTGAAAACATTGGGATAATGGGATCGGTAACTTTTGTTGGCGGTGACGCACTAACTACTGTTTATGCACCATCAACAAATACTCTTACTATCAATCATGAAGATACTTCTACTGCAACTAATTTAACAGCCAGTGGGCGTACCTACGTAACTGGATTAACTTTTGACACGTATGGTCATACAACTGGATATACCACTGGAACTGAGACTACGATATGGGTAGCAAATTCGTTAAATGTGGCAGGTTATGTTGCCGCACCCGGCGCAGTTGCAAATAAGGTATGGAAAACTGATGTCTCTGGCAATCCCTCATGGAGAGATGATACAGACACCCTATATTATCCAGGAAGTTTTTTAACTGGAACAACAACTCTTAGTTTAAATGTATCAGGATCTGTTAGTGGTGGACAAATACCATTTTTTTCTGCTACACAGTTAAATACAGACAACTCGTTTTATTATAGTGCTTCTACACAATATACACCCAATTTAGTCGCATCTGGACTAGTACAGTCTAACACAATCAAGATTGTTTCTGGTGCTGCTTCGGGTAAAGTATTGGTTAGTGATAGTGTTGGCAATGGAGTATGGACGGCGCAATCCTTCACGGATACCAATTATTATCCAACAGGAATGTCATTTGCGACTGGAACCGGAGTGCTTACGATGAGCGGTATTGGGATGTCTAACGTAACAGTGAGTTTAGACGGAAGATATTCGCTAAGTGACCATACACATACCACTTATGTTCCCTATACTGGTGCTACTGGGAGTGTAACTCTGGGATCTTGGGATTTATCTGCTCATGAGGTTACAGCGACATCTGATAGACGCCAAAAAATTAATATTACACCTATAGAATTAAAACCTATTAGTGCTGAATATGTACAGTATAATCCAGTTACGCGCCCAGATCAACTTAAGTATGGTATTATAGCACAGGAATTACTTAAAGATAATCCAGAGTTGGTTAGGGGAAATTATGATGATGGATATCAGGTGAGTTACACCGATCTATTAATCAAGGAGGTAGCATATCTTAAGGATGAAGTTAGAAAATTAAAACTACTTGTTTATGGCAATTAGAGTTCCAGTAAGTTTTCCTATTACAATGACAGATATCTGGTCTGCAGTAAATGATCACACTTCCACTGCATCTAAATCCTTATCGTTATGTTATACTAATTCTATATCTGGGTATTTTGATCCTACATATTATGTTCCAACCATGACAATGGGTAGGTTTAGAAATTATGGACCAAGTTTAGCAACACTTCCAACAGTAATAACTACAATGGTAACTGGGATCACTGCTACGACAGCGTCTAGTGGTGGAAATGTAACCTCCGACGGTGGTGGCACAATAACTGCAAGAGGTGTCTGCTGGGCAACATCTGCAAATCCAACCACTGCAAATAGTAAAACAATAGACCCTGGTGCTACTGGGTCATTTACTAGTTCAATCGTTGGTTTAACCAATTTAACTAGATATTATGTAAGGGCTTATGCAACTAATAGCGCTGGCACTTCCTATGGACAGAATGAATCATTTGTTGCAACATCTGTTGCAAATGCCGGTTATGGTAAATTATATAATAAATTTGCTGTTCGTGACGGTAATGGACTGGCAGCTGCTGGATGGCATGTACCTACTCGTGCCGAATTAGATTACCTTATCTATCAAATTGGGGGTCAAACAGTGGCCGGAGGATACTTAAAAGAATCAGGAACAACACACTGGAAAACACCCAACACGGGAGCCGATAACTGGTCGGGGTTTACTTCTGTAGGGGCTGGTATCCGTGACGCTGCAATCGAGGGGTTTATTCAAGAGTGGCATGAGGTTTGGGCTTGGGAGTATGATGTGGTAATGTATATTGCCCATAATACAGCCGCGGCTTATACTGGTATAAATGTGCCCTTAAATAGGGGTGTTTCTGTTAGATTGATTAAAGATAACTCTACTTTGGCTGGATATACTGGCAATGATGGTAAGACTTACGCAACAGTAAAAATCGGGACACAAGTGTGGATGGCGGAAAATCTCAAGGAAACTAAATACCTAACCGGTGTAAGCATTCCTCAAGTAACAAATTATTCAGACTGGAATGCACTTGTAACTGGTGCATGGTGTTGGTACAATAATAATCCAACTTATGAATAATTAATCGTAAGAAATTAGCTATATAAGTCGCAGTCTATCACGTAGTTTGAATTATCATATTTTCTCTTTATATTTGTAAAATTTATTTGTAATTATCTACCTTATAAAATATTGCCATGACATTAGCAAAAGAGTCCTGGAAAGGATTGGCCACAGAGCAAACATTAGCAGAATTAACCACAGAATTTACAACGACTTCTGCGGGATTGGCTACGACTGCTGGACTATCAGAAATAAATGATACCCTATTGGGAACTGACGGTGGAACCACGGGATATACTAAGGTGCAATTAATAGACTCTACGGGAGCTTTTGTATCCCCATCCAGTGTTCCGCAAAGGGTCTCTGCCGCAGTGACGAGGCCTGCTGATGCAAATGATTATGCGGCCAATGATGTTATCTCCACCTATACGGTTAACGTAAAACAAAAAGAAACAATTACTCTCGGTGGAACTCTTAGACAAAAACAAAAAGAGACTCTAACCATTACTGGCACCGAGGCTAGAAAGAAAAAAGTTACTATTGCTCTTGAGGGTACGATACAAGAAGCTCAGATAGAGAAAATATTACTTGGTGGTACCGCTGCTGTAAAACAGAAGGAGACAATGACAATAACTGGTACTGCTGCAGTTGCGCAGGTCGATATTGTTACGCTAACCGGAACCCTCCCGGTGGCGCAGGTAGAGGATATTACCCTTACTGGATCGTCTGGAACACTAACAATTTCTGGTACTGGTGGATTTACCAATCTCGTTACCTGGACAACGGACTTAGCTGGTACTGCTGCCGCATTTGCTAATCCTACTAATATTGCAGAATATGCAACCGCTGGGATTACACTGTCTAGTTCAACAACACATATTATATTTACTGCCGCTACTCCAGGAACTCCATTCACAGCACCAACAATTACTGCCGGCGATACTGATCTTGGTGGAACAACCGCCAGTACTGCAAATGTTGTTGCTGGTACTGCAAACATGACAATCGTCGGTGGCACAAATAAATTAATTACATTTAATACAGATTTAGATACTACCGCATCTGACTTCGTCACTGCCCATGCAAATTATTACAATACTACTTTTGGTATAACAATAACTGCCGGAACTGCCTCTGTAATATTTACGGCCAATACCGCCGGCACCGCACTGCCAGTCACCGATGTCACCACCCTTACTGGCAACCTGGCTGGTTCAATGGCAAATAGCGTTGCTAATGTTGCTAATGGAACTGCTAATGTTATTAATGCCGGTGGACTGACAAAACTATTAACATATTCGACTACTGCAGCTGCTGCTGTCGCCGCATTTGTCTCTATGGGGAATATTGCCGACTATCTTGCTGTTGGCATCGCGCTTACCGGGAGTGGCGATGATATTATATTCGAGGCCAGTGTTGCAGGTGTTGCATTTACTGCCCCGGTATTAGATGCGGAATTAACGGGAACGGTTAATGGTGGTGTTGTTCCGACAACTGCCAACACAGCAGATGGCACTGCAAATATTACCGTAACCGGTGGACTGACTAAGTTGGTTACTTTTCATACCACTGCTGCTGCTGCGGCGACTGCCTTTGCTTCAGCTGGTAATATATCTGACTATCTTGCTCAGGGCATTGATTTAATGGCAGATGGTGATAATATTGTCTTTACCGCACGCGTAGCCGGAACAGCATTTGATGCGCCAGCATTTGGCGCCGCATTAACTGGAACTATCACAGGAACTCCGAATCACACTAATGCAAACGTCCCAATTGGAACGGCTACAGTTGCATTAACCCCAAACTTATCACATCTAATAACATTTAATACGGATCTAACTACTACGGCAGCAGGATTTGTGTCTACTAATAGTGCAGCATACCTGGTGGATGGCGTAGTATTAACCTCAAATACTGGATCTCTTATTTTCGAAGCAAATGTGGCCGGAGTGGATTTTAATACCCCAACCGTTACCAATGTTTCTGGAGATCTTGCAGCAACATCTACTACAGTTAATCAGGTTAATGTGACTACTACCGGTGTTGGCACCGCAACAGTTTCTGCGGGAACACTGTCATATACAATGACGTTTACCACCGATGAGGATGCAACAACACTTGCGTTTAAAAATGCACATGCTGCAACATGGTTATCAACTGATGGAATTGTATTGACAAATTCTGGACACACCCTTGTGTTTGAAGCCAATGTCGCAGGTACCGGATTTACTGCTGTTGCAATAGATAATCTTACAGGGGATCTTGATGGAACAATTAATGTTGATCAAGTTAATGTTGCTATTGGCGCAGCTACAATTACTGGCGCTGGTGGATTAAGTAAAACAATTACATATGTTACAGACAACGACACCACTGCCTCTACATTTCAAAGTGCCAATGCAGCAGACTATCTGGCCCAGGGAATAGTATTAACCAATTCCACCAATACATTGGTCTTTGAGGCACAAACAGCCGGCACTCCATTTACCGCACCAGTCTTTACTATTACTACTGCAAATATTACTGGTAGTGTCGCACATACTTTAGCGAACTCCACTATAATCCCAATCACTCTCACTGATATGGCAGAGACTGTTGGTGGCAGTGGATTTCTTGAAAATGTATGGATAGAAACATCTTGCGTACAGTTTGCCAGTAAGAAAATCATATGCTGGCTATTTACTGAGGCGCCCGCAGGTATGGTGGGAGATAATGTTGTCTTTGCGGACACTATTGCAAATGCAGATATTAGGACTGCCAATGGAGGGTTTGAGATTACATTTAACGCATTGCCGTCTGGTTCCGCAAGAGTTATTGGATCCGTTAAACCAGGTGTCAGTTATACAACTACTACTACCAAAAACCTCTATATGGTAGCAACAGCAGGAGAAACCATTGTTGCCCCACTAACTGGGAGCACGTTTAAATTCTACCTACAAACCACTCTACGTAGTTAACTTGCATTTTGCATTTTTTTGTTGTATATTTGCAAAATTATTAACTTTCAATATTAAAATATGAAAATCACAAACACTGAATGTTTCATTTTAGAGAATCAATTACAAAACGTTATTACAGAACTCAGGGAGAGTAAGGTTAAGAGTCTGTCTCTTAATGTGTCTGTAAAACGTAATCTCCAAAAAGCTGCAGATTTCTGCGCAGATTTTAGAAAAGAGATCCAAGAATTTATGCCCACTAGGTTGAAAGAGTTAGGAGAAATAGAAAAACTATCCAAGAAAGAAGAAAAAGAAAAAGAAGATCTTACTAAGGAGTATAATGTGGAGATAAATAAATTTTTACAAAATACTATTGAGTTTGACGTGTTTAACTCTGGGGTAAACATGGAATCGTTGGGTAATATTGAACTTACTTACGATACCTCTAATATCTTGGACTTTTTATTTGGCAATAAAGAAGAAATTAAAGAGTAAATATCACACACATATGACTAATAACACATGCAGACACAAGTAACACCCTACCTATTTTCCTCGTCATTACTATCAGATATTGCAATTATAGTGGCGATCCTTACAGCAATTTTTACTGGTATAAATTGGTTTAAAAGACCACAGGTCGATATTGAAAAACGACAGGCTATCTCGGAAAAAGAGATAGACGGCAAGGCTGCGTTATTAGCCCAGGAGCTTCATTGGACAAAGGAATCCAATGAAAGACGATTTAAGGAAATGAGTGAAATGATGAATGAATCTAGGGCCTTGGCACAAAACCACATACATAGTATAGACGTTAGGGTTACAGACTTGTCGTTGCTTGTAAATACGATGAACGTTCAACTTGGCACAAAACTTACAGAACTTTCAACAATTATTAATGAGAGAATACCAGCCAAATAATCAATGCCAAAATTTGTTAATTCCGTAACCACATTGTTAGGATTGCTGCTTATACCATATGCGGCATTCCTGCTTTATAGTTTAGAACGATTTGGTTCTACGGATTTTATGATATTATGCGTAACGGCATTCTTCATGATTTGGTTTAAGGACTCATCGGCCAAAGAGGTTATTGAGAAGATTTTAAATTATAAGTTCTCCGAGACAAGCAGTCATTCAACCACTACCACAACAGACAAAACAACAACAACAACTCCTAAAGATGACAACATCCAACCAGGGAATTAGTTTAATTACGCATTACGAAAACATCAATGACAATGATTTGTCCATGATAGGACTTCAACCTAAGATGGATCCTAGTAGAGTATGGACCGCCGGTTGGGGGCATGCAATTACGGTAAATGGAAGTTTTTTAAAAGGTGCTACGAATAAAGATATAGCTTATGCAACGTATCCCAATATGACAGTTGAGGATGCAGATAAACTGTTGGCAGACGACCTCTTAAAACAAGAGGCCAAGGTAAAACTAAGGATTAATATTCCAATAACACAATATGAATTTGATGCACTGGTAAGTTATTTCTTTAATATTGGGTATTCTGCCACCATGGTACAACTAGTAAACCAAAAGGTCTCTGCATCCGAAATAACTAAATGGATGACAAGTCACTATATTACTGCTGATGGAGTGTTTATGAAAGGATTATTATATCGTAGACAATCAGAGGCATTATTATTTACAACGGGAGAACTTAAATTTTTTAACTAATGAAAAAACTATTATTAATATCGCTTATGGCGATTTTTTTGTCTTCATGCTTAACGGTCGGAAGAATCCAGCGTAATTGCGATGAATTTGCTAAGGTGTGTCTTAACACCACTACAGTGTATAGAGATACCACTATTTATCGTAAGGATACAGTTAGAATTCAATTGCCAAGCGATACGGTGACCATAGATCGAATATTAACCGTAAATGGTACTCTGGTATCACTTGAACCCGTCAGTGTCACCAAGGGCTTTATTACGGCCAAGGCGTGGGTTTTGAATAACAGGCTTACTGTCGATGCCTGGTTAAATAAGACATACGTGGAGACCATTAGGGTTGATACGATAACCATAACTAAAGTAGTCAAAGAGACGGCAAATGTCGTAATTCTTCCTGCAGAAAAATACATTCCTAAGTTTTTTAAATACAGCGGGTGGTTTGTTATTCTATTATTGGTTGGTGGCGCACTATGGATTGTAAATAAATCTACATCTGGAGGCATCATTACGTCTGCTGGTAATGCACTTACAAAGATTAAGGGATTATTTTAGCGATATCAGTGGTTGGTGAGTATATGTGGTACCAAATTATACGCATGAGTATTATTTTTGTATTGGTATTTGGCAAAGTATTAATTTAAAAGAGTAGAGAAGATGGAAGTAAATGAAGGTTTAGGGCTGGAACTGTTTGATGATGAGTTCGCAGTCAGGTTTGATGAAGAAGATCCCAATGAGGATCAAAAAGATAATCAAGAAAAATCCAGCGATGAGGAGACTCAGGAGATAGTAGCTGGCAAGAGTGATGAAGAGGAGTCCTTAGACAAAGAGCGCGATGAATCTTTGCCAAATCTCTACTCTTCTCTTGCTAAGGCTCTTAAAGAAGAGGGTTTCTTTTCTGATCTCGTTCTTGATGAAAATGAAAAGATAGATAGTTTTGATAAACTTGGAAACAAGATTAAAGAAGCTAATAGTAAGGCGATAAAAGACGCACTTGGATTTGATCTCAGCGAGGTCAATGGATTTACACAACTACAAAAAGACTATCTATTGGCGCTTAAGGCAGGCATTCCTGCTGAAAAATTTATTGAGAATAAGCAGAACGAACTAGCAATTGATTCGCTGACAGATCAACAGTTGGCGGATGATGAAATACTAAGAAAAGAAATAATTACAAGGGCCTATATGGCTAAGGGTATCAATGAGGACAAGGCCAGGAAATTAGCGCAGACTCACGTAGACTTAGCAGAGGATCTTGAGGAGGCAAAGAGCGCAAGAGATGACCTTAGAGATGCAATAAAGTTAGATCAGCAGAGGGAGTTAGATTATCAGACTCAGCTACGCGCAGATCAAGTAAAACAGTATAAGGAATACGAAACAACACTTAAGGACGCATTCTTTAATACCGAAAAGATTGGTGAAATATTTGACGTGCCCAAACAGCTTAGAGATAAAATGTTTGACGTAATATCAAAACCAGTCGCAAAGACAGAAGATGGAACGCTTGTAAATGCATTAACGAAATATCAAATGGAAAACCCAATTGATTTTCAGCATAAACTAGCATGGTTCTATTCTATTACTGATGGCTTTAAAAAGTTTGATTCGTTCATCACAAAAAAGGCTACATCTAAGGCCGCTCAACAATTAGAAACGCTACTGAATAGTACAAATTTCGACAAGATGGGAAATGTCTCCAATCCATCACGCGACGAAGATTCAAATTACGGCGCTAGAGATTATAAGTTTGACGAGGAGGCTTAATATTTTTTTTGTTTTATTTAATTATTTAATTACATGAGTTTAGGTAAATTTCAAATGACTGCCCCCAAAGCGTGGCAGGGACTTACTGACAAAAACCATGTTAGGTCAATCTTCAAAGGACAGCCACAAGCTGCCGCTAAGAACATGATTCAGCTCTTGGCCTATAATCGTGGTAAATCTCTAGAGAGTTATCTGCAACAGTTTCCCGTGAAGTATTTCGATACTTCCGATGAATTTGTATGGCAGTTAATTGGCTCTTCTAGGCGTAATATCAAATTGGTTTCTGCGCGCGAATCGGGAGTAGATCCTATCGTTACAGGTACAACCAATGTTGGTGCTGCTGGACATCGTTTTGAACTTCTGTTCGAAGAAGATTGGTTTGCTGATGGCAACCAAATCGTTGGCGAAAAGAATGAATTGTATCCTTTGCGTGTTATCGGTGACGGTCGCAATGAGGGTTCGTACGTTGTTTACACCGTAGAACTGCTTGGTGTTAACTCTTCTGGCATGCCAGGTTCAGAACTTATCGCTGGGAAACGTTTCTCTAAAGACTTCTCTCCTGTTGAAGAAAAAATGTCTCGCCAAGTTGGGGATATTCACTTCACCTCTCCCACATCTATGCGTAACGAGTGGACAACCATTCGTATCAAGCATAAAGTTCCTGGCAACATTGACGACATGAAGATCCAGATGGGTATTCCTGTTGTTGATAAGGCTGGTAACAAACAGACCATGAATGGCTGGATGCACTATGTTGACTTCAAGCTGGAAGAAGAATTTTCTGAAGAGAAAAATCATGCTATCATCTATTCTCGTACTAACCGTGATTCCACTGGTGAATATCAGAATATTGGTAAGTCTGGTAATGCTATTAAGATGGGTTCTGGTATTCGCGAACAAATGGAGGTGTCTAATACTCAGTATTATGGCAAGTTCAGCATTCGTTATATCGAGGATATGCTTTACAGTTTGTCTCACTCTAAGTTGGGTATGGGTGAACGTAAGTTCATTTTACGCACAGGAGAAGGCGGAGCTGCTCAGTTCCACAAAGCAATTACAGACATCGCACAAGGATGGCTTGGTACCGTTACTGCAGGTATGAGGTTTGACGATAATGCTGGCAACATGAGAGGGGTTAAATCTCCTTTGCATGATAACGCATTGTCTGTTGGATTCCAATTCGTTGAATGGCGCGCTCCTAATGGTGTTGTTGTAGGTGTTGAGGTAGATCCTTTCTATGACGATCCAGTTCGTAATAAAACTCAAGCATCTGATTTCCGCGGTTCAGTTCCTATGCCAGCAGAGTCATATCGTTATGACATCCTGTATATTGGTAGCATGGAAGAGCCAAACATTCAGATCGCCAAGATCAAGGGTCAGGAAGAAATTCGTGGTTATCAGTGGGGCTTTAGAAACCCGTTCACTGGTGCAATTAACAATGACAACATGTCATATGATGAAGACTCTGCAGTAATCCATAAACAATGTACCCTTGGGGCGATCGTTCTCGATCCATCAAGGACAGCAAGTTTGATTCCTGTTGAATTAGCATAATCACAAAGGGGGGAGGGGTAAGTATTTAGAAGACTCTCTCCCCCAATTTTGTTTAACAAATATTTTAAGTATAATGGCAAAGAATACTGAAGAAAGAGAAGAGCAATTAGTAAGTTGTTTAGAGGACAAAAAATTAATCATTAAGTTTTATCCAAGACCAAGAGGTTTTGTCACCAATCCAAAACATATTTTATATGGCGGCATGTTAGAGGGTTCAGTTAAGATACTGTCAACCCCATTACTAAGGAACGGGGACTTCAAGAATGTTTTAACAAATGATGAGAAGTTGTATTTGGAAGAACATATGCAACTTGGCAAGGATGGATTAAGTGTTTATAAAAAAGATAATAACTACTGGGAAACGGTAAGGGTTAGGTTAGAAAAAGGTGAGAACGCATTTGATATGTCATCTCCCGAAGATTTTATTAAAGCCAAGATTGCCCTTGCATATGACGACATTGTTGCGTCGTCATTTGATGTAGTTAACCAAAAGGCCTCTTATCTGTTTTATGCAGTTAAAGAGGGTGAAAAAGAAAAACAATCTGTTAAGTCGCTTACGTCAAAACAAGAGGCATACAAACTGTATGGTAAATACGAAGAAGAGCGTGATGTTCTTGAATATGTTTGTAAGGCAGTAAGGGGAACACAGGTTGCTAAGAATACTAAGATGTCAACGATTCAGGGATGGATAGGCGATATCATAGAGGGTAATACAAAGGAGTTTATTTTGGTACTTAATGACAAACAATTGAAGACCAAAATGCTTATTGATAATGCCGTTAGAAATAGTATTATCAGATTTGTTGATGGACAGTATCTTACAGAGGAAGGCAAACCATTGTCATCATCCGGAGATGCAACATTGTCAATGGCTGCAAACTTCTTAGATCTGCCGATTAATCAACCACTGAGATTAAAGATCGAGAATAAAACTAAAATTACTGAGTAATGACTACTGCAGAATTTTCAAGACAGTTTGACGTTAGGTTTAATAATATAGACAGTAATCTTGCACATAGTGTTACTGAATATGAAAAGTCATTATATCTTACTCAGGCTCAACTAGAAATTGTCAAGAACTACTTTAACCCCAAAGGTAATAAATACCAAGAGGGGTTTGATGGTTCTCCCAAGAGGGATGTTGACTTTTCTAATATTATCAAGGTGCAAGCTATTGGTACTGGTACACAAGCTACTACTACCGGAGCTGTCACCGGACAGACAGAATTTGGAATCAAGACATTAAGGGTTCGCATTACAGATAATGTAATGATGGTTCTAAATGAGAGATTCTCTTTCAATGGTACCGGGAGTCCATCGGCATATGTTTATGATACCACAGTTGTCCCTATTGATTACAAACAATATCAAACGATTCTGGGTAAAGCATATAAAGATCCACCACTTAGACAGACATGGAGATTTGTTAGGAGTGGTGCAATAACTAATGGTGTCTCTTCCAGTCTTGACGTAGAACTTATCACTAAGAGTAATTTTAATATCTCTCTTGCATATGTTTACTATGTGAGATATCTTAAACGTCCAGCTCCAATCATTTTAGAAAGTCTTTCTGGGCAAGGCCTTACAATTGAGAACATTTCGGTAGTCACAGAGTGTGAGTTGGCACCAGAGTTGCATGATGAGATTCTTGCAAGAGCAATCGAAATAGCCAAAAGCGACTTTTTGGGTGATTTAAATTCACAGGTCGAATTAAATAAGCGTGCTGAATAATGACATATAAGGAACTATCTGATAATTTTGACGTCTATTCAAACAGACACGCTGAATCAAAATATGAGAAGCTTTTATTCTTTGATGAATATGAGAAATCTCTGTTTTTGACTCAGGCTGCAGATGAAATGGTTAAGGAGTTATTGCCGTTCTATGATAGAAATGAGAAAATCAAGAAGCAACTCCTTCCAATTACTAAATCTGCACATATTAGTTTGTCTAGTGTAAGTTCAGATCATAAAATTAGCGCTTTGTCGTTAACTTATTTGGTTCCATCAGATGTTCTGTATGTTGTTTTAGAGTTTCTTAAAACGTCTGGTGGCGTCATTATAGACCGTGTAAAACCATTATCTGACGATGAAACGGCCTATGTTATGGATAATCCATTTCGAACGCCTACAGCGCGTCCCTATGCATATAGAAACAGCCTTACGGTAGATAGTGATAGTTATGCTGAAATTATAACCAGCGTTCTTGCAAACACAAATCCAGTTTATTTCATACGATATGTATCAAAAGTTCCGGCGTTTATAGTCACAGATAGTCTCTTGGGTGCAAGTATTAATGGTGTATCAACCAATTCTGATTTAACCGCTGTTGCACCCCTGGAGATGTTGCACAATAAAATTCTAAATAAAGCAATTCTTATTGCCTACGAAGCAAAGTCTGATGATGTTAACTCAAAAGCGGTAAGAGAAAAAGCCTCTGATGAAGCTTAAACAAATTTATAAATAATCATATTTAACTTAATACTTTTTTATTATGTCACAGTATTCTATTAATCAAGAACGGGATCTTATCGTCGCTAGCGCAAAAGCCACTGAGACAACTCCGGCCACTTTTGTTGCAACTGCCTCTGCTGGAGAGATTCAACTGTTCACCCAATTCGGCGGTGTTGCAAACAATGCCCAGGTTCCATTTTATTTTCTCTACAAACATCTTGATGGACGTGTTCGCAGGTCTGACATGATCGATCCACTGAAGATTATTTCCTACAAACAAGTCGCTAATGTATCTCCAGTCCTTCCAAGTGTAACTGTAACCGTTGCTACTGGTGTCGTTGGAGATCTTTATGAATGTGTTGTTAAAATTATTGGTGATGGTTCTCTTAGTACGGAAGACGTGGTTTTCCTTACTGGCTCATTTATTGCAGTAGATACCAATACCACAAACATTGCCACTGGTTTAACTGCTAGTCTTAATGCAGCCCAAACAAGAATGGGTCAAACTTATTTTACTATTACCTCTAGCGGCGCGGTCATTACTCTGCAGTCCATTGCTCTTCCGTTTGTTACTGGTAAGAAAGATGGTCGGCCAATTGATTTCGTTGTTAAAGCTACAGAAGTTAGTGTTACAACTAATGCAATTACTGGATTGGCTCTGGCCTATACTGCTGGGGTTCAAAATCCAACAAGTGTAAACTTCCTGAAAGATTTGGAATGGCAAACCCGTGGCGCCTTCGCTGACTCCTACAGAGGACAGGCTTGGCCTAACGACTTTGCTTTCGTATCTGATGTCGTCGATGGTACTGATTATGAATTGTTCGAGTTCCAATTTTGGGGAGGCGATGAGCATAATCATGCAGTACAACAGTCTCCTCGCCATTTAACAGTCGCAGTAGCCGATGCAGCAAAAACTGATGTCGCCGCTCTGATCGCTTATGGTAAGGATTTGGCGTAACTTTTCGAAGGAGCTTATTCATAAGCTTATAGCAATAAAAGGGGTGTCTCGAAAGGGTCACCCTTTTTTGTTTAATATGTTGTATATTTGCAAAAAGAATTATTATGACTGGACGCGAGTTGATTTATGACGTGAGAGAACAGTTTCGACTCATGGTGGATGATGTATCTATTGTCAATACCTATATCGCATATCTTATAAATAATGCAAGAGGGGTAATTATGCAACAGAGATATTCTGATCCGAGGAATATCGTTCCATATAATGAGTATCAACTCGTTACACTTGCAGTAGGCACCAATGCAATGACTACGCTATCGTTACCATCTCTTATTAAAACTACAGGTAGCGCTAATGCCCCAATCAAAGCATATACAGTAAGTCCGTTAGAGATACCTATTAATGTAGTATCTATTGATAGACTACCATTTGTTGGGTACAATCCATTCACAACGGACATGATTTATTGTGCGTTAAATAGCGATGGTAAGATAATTTTCAATAGTCAAAATGAGATGTATAAACTGTTGAACACAATAAACGTAAGGGGCTTATTTGAAGATCCAGAAGCAGCGTGGCTTTTAGCAAATCCAAACTCGCAATTAGACTTTTGGGATCAAGAGTATCCAATATCTAATGGTGTATTGCTCGATGTAAGGAAAATAGTAGATCAGAAGTTAGCACAATATTTAAATATTAACAAAGATTCATTAAATGATGCAACAGAGGAAAGGCTTGATAAGAATCCACAAGGTAATATGTGATTACGGTGTAGAGGATTATTATAAGGATTATGTTAAGAGGAGTGGCGATAAGAAAATAACATCTGGAGAATATGCTAAAATACTCGATTTGTTATTTAGTGCATTAAGAGACAGAATGTCTTCTACAATGTATGACTTCAAAATACCGTATGCACTAGGGAGGATAGTTATAAGGAAGTATCTACCTAAGATGAAATTTGATAAAGACGGTAATCCATATAAACGACTGCCACCCAACTGGGATGCAACAAAGAAGTTGTGGGTAGAATATCCAGAGACAAAAGAAATTAAACAGTTGGTGTATCATACCAATGATCATTCTTCTGGATATCTTTTTACTATAGACTACAAGAAAGATACCTGCAAGTTTGGCAATAGGATATTTTATATGGCCCAGATAAATAGAAAGTTTAAAAGAGATGTATCCAAGAATATCTTCAATGGAACATTTGACTCATTAGACGATAAAAACAGTAAATATGTACAGTAATTTCATAAGTTTAAATTCTGTAATCGATCGTGTTCACAGAAATCCTCTGTGTAACGATCTTGCTTATGAGTCTGCCGTAGTGTGGGCCGTTGATGTAATAAAACTCATAGGGTCGCCAGCGTTCCTGCAGGGTAAAATTGTGCGGTTAAATATAGAAAATAATAGATGTATAAAGCCATGTGATATGGTTTTTGTACGTCAGGCTAGGCGCGTACAAAATGCCCTGACAGAAGGTGATACGTGGACTTATGATATATATGAGCCCATAGACACTACAGAAGTAGACATGGAAACTGCTACCTATGTAGCACCAGAACAAATTATCTCTTACCCGACAGGCGTGGATCAAGAGTCTTATGAGGCTATGTATGAGGCAACGGATACTTTTCATGAGTTCTATAATAGATCTGATATGACCGATTTAACCCCAGAGAATACATATAAGTTTAATGGAAACTATGTATATACCTCATTCTCTTCTGGCATAATGGATATTGCCTACGATGGATTGTTATTAGATGATGATGGAGTTCCCATGATACCCAATGATGTTGCGGTAGAAAAGGCTATTGAGAATAATATTAAGAGAGAATATTTTGGCATCATGCAAGATATGGGTAAAGATGTTGTACGTGCATATCAAAGAGCAAATGAAGAATATCTTTGGGCGGTCGGACAGGCGCAATCTCACGCTGCATATGCTAGTATAGACAAGAGAACTGCTATGTCTAATACCTACAGAAGACTGATAGGCAATGATGACCAACACGCACAGTTCTTCCGTCACGCAGGACATCCTGAAAGAATTAGAAAACATTAATGGCAATTAAGAAGGAAACATATTCATATACTGGCGGCCTTGATGCCGATTCTCCAAGTTCTAAGCGTGGCAAGAATGTCTATTCTATGCTTAGGAATGGACGCATAACCAGTTCCTATTCGTCTACTGCAGATAATAATATTGGCTCTGATGGTATTATACGATGTGCTGATGGTAATCAGATCGCATTAGAGTTTGGCACAATAGTATCAATATCATCTACTGTGGTGACATATAATATTAATGGTGTATCTGCAACACTTACATATTCGCTGGGATTACACCAAGAGATTCAAGATTTAGAGTCGCAGATTGGCGGGCTTGGGACATGCAAAATCGTCGCAACATATAATGATGGGGCAGATTTATACCTGTTAACTACTAACACTGTAGTAGACTGCATATGGAAATATAATGTGTCTACATATGCGAGCCCATCGATAACGCTGGTTTATATTAACTCTCTCGGATGGTCTACTAGTTATAACTATGATATAGTTATTAATCATGAAAGCGAATCAGTTAAGAGAATATATATTGCAGATGGCGTCCATCAAGTGTTCTCAATAAATTTACTTAGCACCATAAATATGGTTAAACCTAAGAAGGTATTCTCCATGGTGCCACAGTTTAATTTTTCACAGCCAGAAATTATTGATCACTTATCTGGTGGTAGTCATACCGCCGGATATATCCAGTATGCCTATAACCTTTATAACATAAATGGAGGACAGACCAATCTGTCACCACTCTCTGAGATGCAGGTTATGTCTAAGACTAATGGCGGAGGAGCGGTCGATGAACTGATCGGTAAGTCTAACGTAATTACCATTTCCAATATTGATACAAGTTATGATTATGTAAGAGTCTATTCTATAAAATATAATGACTTAAACGTAACGCCAACAGTGTCAGTAATAGGCGATTATGCCATTGACAGTTCTGCTAGCTTAAGACTCGTTGATGATGGAAGAATTAAATATATATCATCTATTGAGCAATTAACATTTCTTGGTGGCATAGAACTTGTTCCAAGGTGTATCATAGGAAAGAAAAATAGACTTATATTAGCTAACCTTCAGGAGAATCCATGGGATCTTAACATGGATCTTACGGTTAATAGTGCTAACTTTTTTGATTCTAGATGTTATTCTGCTACAGTCGGCGGAGTAGTTGCATTATTAGTCGATTCCTCGCCTGTTACTGTAGATCAAACTGGTAGGGCATATACCATATCTAGCGCCAATATACCAACCACGCACGACTGCATTCAAGACTATACATATCTATATCATCCCAATGAAGTTGCTGGAACCGTTTATGGTGGAGAGGGAAGACATCTTTCTTATAAGATAAAAGAGACGTCTGTAGCGAGTATAAATACTGCAGGCTATGACGAGGAAGAAATTCGCTCTATGAAGCGAGGTGAAACATATAGATGGGCCGTGCAATTTTATAATAGCAGATCACAAAAGTCTAAACCACAATGGATTGCTGACGTTAGGATCCCCATAGTTTATACTGGAATGGCTAATGATACTAGGGTTGCCATTGAATTTACTGTATCTCCGACTGGTCACGACATATTGGTTGCACAGGGAGTTATAGGATATAAGTTTTTACGCGTGGAAAGAACATCTGTTGATAAGACCATTGTTGCACAGGGTATTGTCTCTCCTATGATATTTCAGGATACGTCTAGTTTTGCCTCCAGGCAGACTGGATCTTATTTTGATGGGACATATGAGACTATTGGACACGGAGACCTTCAGGCGCCAAAAATGCTTAAAGTCCCATCACCATGGCTTCGTCACAGATTAGACCAGGTAGATGTACCATACGAGGCATCCCATGGTGATGGGATACAACGCGAGGTTAAGATATATGGCATGTCTAATCACTCATGTATAAGTCCGCATAGAGCGGCACCATATGGCTCCACTTCTGCAATTAGGCATACTGATGGTGATAGACCATGGCCGTGGACTGAGATATTTAGGGATTATGATGCATTACCAGCAGGATTGGCCGGATTACAAATATCCTTCCAGGAAAATAGACTAATGCAATTGTATTCTCCCGATACTGTCTTTGCAGATCCACTCTTATCTAGTGGTATGAAATATAGAGTTGTTGGGTCATTAACACAAGACGTTAGAAAAATAAGGGGTAAACTTATTCTCATTAACGGTGAAGACGTTCAATTTGATCAAACTGATGAGGCCAAGACAAACCTATTTTCTGTTGCTACTTATAACGCTTATGATGCCGGGATAAATGGTAATTTTATTAATGCTAATGGATATATAGGCCCAAATAAACCGTATGGTGAGTTGGATCAAAAATCAGAACAATTACTCCATCATTATAGAAGTTATGTATTTCATTCCGCTCTCGGCGGCACAGAGGGCACTATTCTTGGAACTCCAGAATTAGCAAAGAACGACTCTCTTGTGAGACAGTATAATGGATTGTCAAGATATAGATATTCCAATTCTCTTCAGACGATTGTTGCGGACTGCAGAGATGAATATAGGGATACATTTGTCGAGCGTACACTTGGATTACCAATCATGGGGGTAGATTCTATCGCCTCTCAAAATATTACATTTGTCGATAGTAATGAGGTGCCGTATGAAACGCTAATGACTAGTTCTCTTGGGGCCGGAATGGAGAGTACTGATGATCTACTACTAATGGAAATTGTTAATCCGCTCATAAATCAATATGGTGGTAATAGATACGAGGACAGGACTATTAACAAATATATTGAGGTTGGTCATTATAATAAGATAGAGGATGCGGCCACTCCATATCTAATCATAGATAGTGGGGATGTATTTGTGGGCGACTTTACATTTGCAAGAATTGCAAGGATCGACGGCGTTGGTTTTTCTGAGAGTAAAATACAGTTAACAGAGATTGTTAAATTTCCAGTAGAGACATCTATCAATATCTTTAATAGAAATGATATGTCTTTTGCAGGATGGTCCTCAACATTCCTTCCAACCAATGAGGAGTTTCATAAATATAACAATGTATTTTCTCAGGAGGGAAATGCAATAGTTTCAATGCCAGACCCATATCTATTCGTAAAGAATACTAATTTCTCTAATAGAATACTTGCGAGCAAACCAAAGATGGCCGGAGAGATTATAGACTCATGGTTAGACATCCTTTCAAATGAGGAAATGTATGTAGAGGGAGAATATGGTAATATTAATAGATTACTGAAACTTAACGATACTGTTTATTGCTTTCAAAGAGATGGTGTAAGTGTACTAAGTATATTGCCAAGAGTGCAAATACAGGGTTCTGATAGTGTGGCAATAGAACTAGGTACAGGACAGGTATTAAATACTTATCAATATATAAATACTCAATCTGGATGTGATGATTTTAACGGTATTGTATCTACGTCATCTGCCGTTTATTATGCAGATAAGATTCGTAGAACTATTAATATTATTAATGGAAGTCAGGTAACCGGTCTTAGCGATAAGATGCTTGTATCATCTTATATAAAAGGTTTTGATGCAAGCTTAACATATAAGCCAGAATATAGTCTAGGTTATGATCCAATGACCGACGATGTTCTATTTGACATCGCCAAAGGATATGCCTCTCCCGAAACCCCACCATCACCAGCCTCAGAGGTTTTGATGTTTAATGAAAACGCCTCCAAGTTCTTTGGCATATATGAGTTTTCTCCAGAGTTCTTCTGCACAGTAGATGGACAACTGCACTCTGTACCCAAAAGTAATACAAGTCAATTATATACCCATTTTACCAGTGGCAATTCATGCAACTTTTACGGGGCACAGAAGGAGTTAGAGTTAACTATTTGTCTAAACCCAGAGGGCGGTATTAATGATAATATTTTTAATGCAATAGAATGGACGCATGATGTTATTAGCACTGCGGATAAAAATACCAATTACTCGTCAGACGTTAAGAATAGTAGTTTTGCTGACGGAGCAGATAATATAACATATTTCTCCGCATGGAATGACTACCTAACATCAAGTGTACTTACAACTTCTAGTACACCATCCATTATGAGTTCAATAAAACGTAGGTTTAGAATTTCTAGGTTATATATACCAAGGGACGCAACCTATCCCATATCTAGGATGAGAGGACAACACTTATTTATTAAGATAAAATATCTCCCAGGGACAACAAGTAAAAGTATTTTTTTAAATGATATCTCGTTGTACTACAACAGTTTAAGACAATAATTATGTATAAAAATAATCTGCCCATTATAAAAAGCCATGGCGGAAATCTATTCTTCATGGGAGGCATGGGTCTTGACAGTATAACCGGCCAGTTTTTGAACAAGAACCAGGGTGCTATCGCTGGTGGGGCGGGAATACTTGGTCAGGGCGTGGATCTTTTGACCCCAGAAGGTTCTATTGGTGGAGCAATAGCCAAGGGCGCGCTAAGTGGAGCTTCCGCGGGAGCAGCATTAGGACCAATAGGTATGGGCGTTGGTGCGTTAGTTGGTGGCGGCATAAGTGCCATCACAGCCTCCAAAGATAAACAAAGAATGGATTTTGCAAATAGAATGAGCAATCAGGCCAAAGGTGATTTGATGATGTCTGGTATTAATTCTCAGACAGGTAATATTTATGCTGCCGATGGAGGCGAACTTCCAGGTATTACGCAGTTCAATACAGGTGGTCGACACGAACAGAACCCACTTAACGGAATACCGCAGGGGATATCACAGCAAAATGGTCAGCCAAATCTCGTAGAACAGGGTGAAACTAAGGTTAAGGATTTTATCTATTCAGATAGACTTCCAGTTATGGGTGCTAAGGAGTATAACCTGCCAGAGAAATATGAAGGCAAAACATTCGCTGCAGCGTCTAAATTGGCCTCTAAATACATCAAAGATAGACCTAATGATTCAATTGCCCAGAAGGGGCAAGAAGTGTTCTTAAATCGCCTTAAAATGGCCAACGAAGAGGCTAAACAAATGAAGGAAGCTGCGGAACAGGGACTGATACCACAACAACCACAATTTTGCCATGGAGGTAAAATGAAGAATGTTCATGCTACTGGTGGTTATTTATTTACAGATTATTAATAGCAAGATATGAAACCAAATTTTGCAACTAGGGCAAAGGCCATTGAAACAACGTACGGAGTAGATTCTGGAACCACCAGAAAATTACTTAAAGAATTATATGACGAGCAAAAGAAGTTTGCCGGTAATAATCCTAATATGGTTGGCGATGTACCCATAACCGGCAAAGGATTGTCCACCAACGACTTTATGGATCTACATGGCAACATGGACCTTAATCTACAACAAAAGAAATACCTTAGCGAGTCTAAGGGTCGTGATGAAGTTAATGAAAGTGGTGCGTATAAAAGATGGCAAGAAGATGTATTAAATCTGCAGAGCAAAAAAGCTGCCACTGGATTTAATGATACTACTCGTTATCCTTCGGCACCACCAAGATTTGGTCAGCAGCCAGCCAGAATTCCAACTGCTGAGGCAGAATTTGCTAATGGTGGTAAAGTATCTTTGCAAAGAGAGATTAAAAATGGTGTAGAGGTTGAGAGAGAACATGCACCCACCTTAGAATTCGTTAAAAATTACCTTGCACAAACAGGACAGTTCCCTACAATTGATAAGTTTGCAAAATCAATCATGTCTGATCACGAGGGCGACTTTAGAAATCTTTCAGACAATCCCCAGCAATCATATTACCAGAGACTCATAGAGAATAATCTTACTGATGAGAAAAATAAATATGTTTTGGGCGGAGATATTAAACCAGTTAACCTTACTGATGCAGATATTGCCGGCATCAGAATGTTGGCCAGTGGCGGATCTATTTTTGATCATCCATTAATTCAAGAGCTTAGCAGAAAAAGACTTGCTGAAAAATATGGCAATAACGAAATGCCACAAATTGTATCACCACAAAGCGGACAACAAGTAACAGAATCTACTCCGCCATCATCCGTGGCTCAGTCTGTATATGCACCAGTACAACAGAAGATTGATAATGCAGTATCTCAGACTAATACCGTGCCACCCAACGTTCCATATCTCGATTTGATTAAAAAGTATTTTAAAGAAGATCAATGGTCTAATGCTGCTAAAGTTATGATGGGTGAATCTGCCGGCAATGCAAAAACCTTTAGGGGAGAGAAAAGAAATCCTGGTGGCGGTAATGATAGTGGATTATTTCAGTTTAACAGTAAATATCATCCAGAGGTTTATTTGGGTGGTGATGTTTTTAACCCAGAGTACAATATTATGAAGGCTGCCGAGTTGCACTCAAAACAGGGATGGAAACCATGGGTTGCTGCAAAGAAATATAACATTAGTGCAGATGGTGGTAATTTATATCCTTGGGGCACCAAAATGTCCGCACGTGATCCAAGAACAACTACAGATAAATGGGTTGATTCTGCTATAGAAAATGCCGGGCAAATAGCTCCAGCTGGTGAAGTATTAAAAGGTTTTGGTAATATTTTCCCCCCTACTGCATTATTAAATTATCTTACTGGATCAGCAACTGGTCCAGATGCATATGCCGCAGGAATGCCAGTATTGGGTGCAACTGGAAGGGCTGCAGGAACTGTTAAGGATGCTATGAATAAGGCTTATAGGGCAGAGGAATTAGCAGGAAGAGAGGCTACAACAGTGGCACAACCAACCACTGCTATTCCAAAATATTCTGGCAATGCGCCAACACTCCAGTCATCTCAGTTTGCCGCACAGGATGCGGATAATGCAAGAAAGTTTATGGCCGCAGGTATTGTTGGCGGAGCAGGAACACTTGCATATAATGCAAAAGTAAACGGATTGCCGGAGGTGAATAATACACAACCTAATGGTATTACTGGTATTAATACTCCGACTCCATTTCAGATTCCTAATATGAATTATTCTACACAGGATAATCCAAACTATTATGATAGCAAGGCAAGACCGCAGGATACTGGTGATGTAGGTGTTTATGCAAAGAAACCAATTAGACCGGGCAATTTATCTCCATTACAACCAAGATCTCTATCTCTTGCAGTAACTCCACCGCCAAATGAATTGGCACCTACTCCAGATTTTACTCAATTGCATCCAGACATAACCGGCGGAGGTTTTGATTATAGTAATCTTCTTCGCATGGCGCCAGTATTTGCCAATCTAATCCCTGGACGTAAACCAAGTAACATTCCCAATGATTTAATGTTACCAAGAGTTAATGCACAAAAGTTTGCGCCAGACTACTTATCTACTGCACCAGTAACAGAACAACTTGGTTCTCAGTATAGAACAGGTGTAGACGTATTATCTAGTGTCGCTGGCGGTTCTGCTTCAGCAATGAGAAGTGGCCTACAGGGATTAAATCGTGCAACAGGTAGGTCTGCGGGTGAAGCATTAACTGATATTTATGGAAAGAATACTGGGCTTAAAAATTCTGCCGAACAATATAATCTGGAGAATGTTAATAAAGTCAATATGTTTAATGCAGAGATGGGTGCCAAAGAGGCATTATCTCGTAAGGATATGGATATTACTAATAAAGAATTGTCTCAGGGTTTTACTAATCAGGAACAACAACGCAGGTCTGCAGCATTTACGCAACTAGGACAGATCGGTAAGGAAAATGTGCAAAATAAACTTGCAGAGAGAATATATGGATATTCTTCTGATGGCACTAAGATTACAGACCCAAAGAAAAAGGCACAGGTTGTTTATAAACAGAATCCAAAGGTAACCAAACAGAAGTTATCTTCAGTGCATCCATCATGAAGGTTCTGTTAATCTAATGGACTAATTGATATATTGCATCTGCGCTAATAATACACTACATTTGTAAAAAATAATTATATGGCAAATAGATTCTGGGGAAATGCACCAATTGCAGAATATTCTCCAATGACAATGCAGGAGTCCATGTTTGGGCCGCAAGAACTATACAAGAGGGATCAAGCGCTAACGTCTCAGGTTGATGCCATGAATGAGGCTAATTTGACCTTACAAGGGGCATTAGGAGAGGCTGCACCTAAGCAAGAAGAGTTTACTAAGAAGTATAACGAAGTTCTTAATAAAATATCCAAAGAAGGCGCCACACAGAAGAATGTAGACGATGCAAGACAACTTAGGCAATTATACGCCACCCAGGTTTTACCAATGCAGGACTTTGCCAAGACGAGAGAGAAATGGGGCGCAGAGTATTCTAAGGCCAGAATGGATGGTGATAACATTATCGTAGGAACAAGTCCACTAGAGAAATCCTTCGATGAATACAGGAAAGATCCTAGTGCATTAAATAGTTTTCAGGTTGTAAGCAGAGATAAACTCACTGGTCTTGGGGCCGCATATGGAAAGAATTATGCACAGGGTATTACTGGAAGAGACACAACAGATCTTGATCTTGGCATAATGAATTTCGTCCATGGATTTAAAACTCAGGATGATGCATTTAAAGCATATCAGACAGATCCTAAATTTAAGAGCCTTGTTGATGCACAGGTTAATGAGATAGCAAAATCTAGGGGTTTAGATCCCACACATTCAGAGGTAAGAGATGCTATTACCGGCGGTATTATGTCTGGTGTTGTTGGTGGAATGGAGCGTGCACCGGTCTCAGCACAATATATGAAAGAAAACTATAAGGGCAAAAATGGGGCGAAAGAAACCAGAACGGACTTTATTGATCAGGAAGATAGTTCAACATTAAACATACTACAACCCAGTGATGATGTATTAACTTTGGCAGCAGAAAATCCAGTCAAGAAAGAGCAATTAGATGTTGCCACAAGGCAATTAACTAATGGCAAGTATGATTATGATAGTATGCAGCGCAGAATTACAGAGGAAAATCAAAAATGGAGAGATTATACTCCATCAATACTGGATAAATCTGGATTATTTGATCCTGAGGGATTAGTGCAAAAGAGAGAACAGTTAAAAGACGAATTAAGGACAGATCCATATTTCACACATACACAGAAATTTAGAATAAATAAAGGACAAGTAGCCGACCTTGGAAAGACAGCGTCGGAAGAAGTTCTTTACAATATAAGGCAAACGTTAGACGAACCACTGCGGTATGGTTTGATCTCTGGAGATTTTGTGAATAGAGGTTACTCTTCTGAGGATAATGATCTTTTAGAGAAAATTAAGGATGGTACTGCCGAAATAACTAACACGGAAGTTACTCATCTTGGATTTCAGGGTAAATCTTTGGTAGACAAAGATGGTAGGCGAAGTTTCAATGGAACCGGGAAACCATTTATATCAGTATTAATTGAGTACAAGGAGGGGACAAAACGTATGCCACCGCGAACGATCAATATTAACCCCACCTCTCCCCTATATTATGCAGCAAAAAAGGCCGTAAATGTTCTCCATAATCCAGAGACGTCTTCTCAGCGAGATCAAGACGCAACAAATTCAATCCAGAGGGCCGAAGATATATATCGCTCATCTAAAGCTTGGAAATAATGATTCCAAATTCAGCCAAACCATTATATAAGCAAAATCAAATTGCACAGATAGAGAATGCTGCATCTTACGAACGCGATGCGTTTGGTAATCCTATATATAACATAGGCAAACCAAGGGATGTGTATGATCCAAAGATTGCCTCTAGAGTATCCTATGATACTGCTGGCATGGTTGAACCTATTGGAAATTATTCAGAATACATTCCTAATGCTGCACTACTCTCCGAAGATACTAATATTAATGCGCTTAGGGCAGACTCTCAGTCTGGTTATCAGCAGATGTTTAATACTGCTAAGAGGCTTATCCCTAACACAATACTCGGGACAATAGGTAATCTTGCAGATATATTAGACTTTGAGGACTATGCTAATATTGACAATGAGTATGGCAATCCAATAGAAAAGGCCACCGACTCTATGATGGCATGGGTTAATTCAAAAGCACCTATCTACAGGAAAAACCCAGGAGAGTCATTTAATTTCTCTGACAGTGGTTATAACTGGGATAATTTATCGCAACTATTAAACTCTGTTGGATCTTTTGCTCTTACTGGATATATAACTGGTGGGTTGATGTCTGCTGCTGCTGATGCTGTTGCTGGTAAGACCGGTATAGAAGCATTAAAACTAGGCGCGAATGCACGTGCACAAAAGCTGCTTAGTGCAGGAAAGATAACTGAGAGTGCTATTCCTAAGTTCATAGAAAACTCTGTAGCAAAAAGATTATATGCTGCCCCCACAGTATTGAATGCCGTGGCTCTAAATCAGGCAGAGAGCGTTATGGAGGCTGTGCCGCAATATCAACAGGTGTATCAGATGAAGATGGCACAGGGAATGTCTGATGATGATGCTAGAGATGCAGCCTCTGCTGCTGCCGACGTAAGCGTTAGTATTAACAGATTGAACGTATTATCTAACCTAACATCTGCAGGACTATTTACTGGAGCACGTGGAACCATAACTAAGTTAGAGGGGGGTATTGCAAGATCTATTGGCATAGAATCATTGCAGGAAGGCGCAGAAGAGGGCGTTAACTATATAGCACAGTCAGAATCGTCTTTAAAGGGCGAACAGGGCGATAAATTCAAACACAATTTATCTAGATCATTATCACATTTAGTTGAACCACAGGGTTTAGAATCCATGATGCTCGGTGCCATTGGCGGTGGTGGTAATACTGCCATAACACATTATATTGTTCCTGCATATAAAAGAGTCGAGGGCGCAGTTAAGGATTTAAAAGACGCAGCACTATTATCTGGGAAAAAAGATGTAATATCTAAGGCAGAAACATCAATAGGACAGGTCGATGGTATTAGAGACTTTATGACATCTAAAGATGTAGACGCAGACCCTGAGGCATTTGGATATGATATGGCTATATCTTCTGTAGCAGTCGATGCATTAAACTCGGAGGAAGGTGTAGGCATTAATCTATCTGGAACACAAACAAAGATTGCCGCATTTCAGAATGTTTTAGAAAATAGAAATTCCACCCCCAAAGAAAAAGAGAGGGCGCAACTTGCCATAGAGAAACTTAATAGTGTTGTAAAATTTGCTAAGGGGGAAGACTTATCCGGTAGAGAAAATGCTAAAGAAATACTTGGATATGTTATTGGCATAAATGTGTTGAAAGACAAAATTGAGTCAACGGATAAGGAAATTGAAAATCAAAAATCTTTAGAGCAAAATATCAACTTTGACGGAACATTAGATGAAAAATTATTCAATAGCAAGGATAATATAAAGAATTTAATAGCACTTAGGTCAAATCTAACAACGATGATGGACGAGGCCAAAGAAGCATATAAAGCTGCAATTTCAGAAGAAACAAGGGATGCGCTCAGGTCTGATAGGAAGAAGCAGGCCGAAGAGGTTAAGAATCAAATTGATAATGCAAAGGCTACAAAGAATGCTGCTGATATTACTCCAAAGACAGAACCTATTGTAATTGAGACTCCTATCGGCGAAAAGCAAATATATGCAAATGAAGTGGTTAGAACTACTCCAAGTGTTGATAATGTTAATAGCGTTATACCGTCTATAGTTACCAATAGTGGTAATTCCGTACAGGAAGAATATATGCATTCAAAGTATGTAACTAGTAGCGAAGATGGTACCCAAAAGGTAAAAGATAACATTGTAAAACTGACCAGTGTTCCGCAAGATAAATATGAAGATATTACGGGATCTAAATTTGATAAAGAAAATCCAGCAGTGCATTTAGTAAAAGAAAATGGTGTAAATGGTAATCCAGATAATTTTTTTACACTATTCCCAACTCCTGACGGAAAGAAGTTTAAGATACGGCATCTTACGAATGCAACTTCTGAATTAGAGGCTATTGTTTTGGTAATGAAGGGCGCACAGGAGCTAAACAACCAATTGCATATGTTTCAGGCTGTTGAAAATCCAGACACTAAGGTTGTTATTGGAGAGAATATTATTGGCAAAGATATTTACGATCAAGTTGTTGCACATGTCGCTGAGGGTGGTCAATTAGACATGTCGTCCATCATCAAAACATATTCTGACAAAAAAGAGGTTGAACCAACGAATAAGAGGCCAGATCGTATAGTAAATAGATCTCCCAAGGAGGCCAGAGAATTAGCGTCAAAGATACTAGATAGTGAGAAGAAATCTACATTAATGGATACCAGAAAGAGGTTAATGGCAATTGCTGTAAACTATCTTGCATCAAAATATTCCTACGTAAAGAATGAATCTACTGGCGAATGGTTAATTAAGAGTAACCCTGACAGTGTCAATCAGGAGTTTTTAAAGAACTCAGATTTCTCCTTTACTAATGGTGCAAAAATAACCTTAAGAGTCGTCGATGGCGCCGTTAAATCCATTCAAAGAGGTATAAATGGAAGGCCAATAGTAAACGAAAAAGATGGTTCTTATGCCACTAAAGACGTATCACCTAGTGATGCAGCCAAAGATAATCTTACATATGGGGATAACAAAAAGAATGAAATGCCAATCGGCATATTTATTAATGATGAATTGGTTGGTTATCTGCCAGAACACGCATGGCTAGAAGAAAGAAATGATGCTAGAGAAAGAACACACATTGCTCCTGCGGATAATAAAGAGGGTGAGACAAAAATAGTACAAGACATAGATTCAATAGATAAACTTAGGGAAGAATTTAAAAAGCAGTTCAATAAGGGCAATAAGAATTTTAAGGTAGAATCTAAAATTACCAACGTAGGTGCAGGAATGATTTTCTCTACAGAAGAAAAGATGCCAATCACCGAGAGTGCTCCGAACCTAGAGGAAGATGTAAAGAAATATACTGGTTCATCTGGTAATATGTGGGGGTTTATGCAAGGTGGTGTTGCGCAGGATGTGAATGGTAATCCAATTACTAATGGTATAATGTTCAAGGCTATTGATGGTACTCCCGTTGTAATGGTTCCCACCGCTAATGGCATGCTGTCTCCACAGATAGCCTACGCAAGTCCACTTGGAGAGAAATGGTCTGCATCAATAGGTACCGCATTAGAAATGTTCTATAAAAATAAAGGTGTAAAAGATATACTTCATGATCTAGGATCTAAATATAGATTAAGAAATGGATTGAATCCAGAAACAAAAAGCATTGATCAGTTAAGGAGAATGGGTTTATACTCATATATTACCACGTTGTTAAATTCGTCTAAATCTAAGGGATGGCAATTCCACATGAACTTTGATGAGAATGATAAATTCGTTATTGAATGGAAACACGCGGGAAGCACTAAGACTATTTTCGAAGCGGTCAAACCTACTAATGCGGAGATAAATATGTTGACGTCCGACGCATCTAGTATGTTAATGAACTTTTCCAAGAAGCATCTGGGCCTAGATAACAATGGTAATACCGACAATAATGTAATAATGATTCATCCTGACGGCACGCATACTGTTGAGGCAGAGACTATTAGCGATTTCTATAAGAACAATAGGATGATTCAATTTAAGGTTGCTGGCGAGATACCGTTTGGCAATACTACTAAAGGAGTATATTTTGTGCAACCAGTATTAGAATTTGAAATTCCTAATATATCGGTAGAATCTAAAAAGCCTATAGTGGAGGTGCTAACTGTTGTACCAATCGTTACCGAGACTGTTGCGGATAATAGTAATACTTCAAAGAAAATTGAAGTTATTGGCAGTTCTAATGAGGTAACAATTACCTCTGGTGGTTTTGAGATAACCATGGATGATGACGAAGAGATAGAGAATATTCACGATATATGCAAGAAATAATATGGCAAGGAAAGTAACATGTCCAAATGTAAATCACGACTCATATAAGAATTTACTCAAAAGGGTAGAGGATGAGAATATTGCCCATAATATCTGGAATAAGACCCATGGCAATATATCTAATGACGGCCTTCCATATGCCAGTGAGTTTATTAAGTTAGACGAAGAGACTAGGAGCACATTGTTGCGTGGTTTAAGTACAGAAGAGGCGTCTGTTGCCATGCAGAATATTCAAAACGAGGAAAGTAAGGTAACAAAAAATAGTCCAATAGAATATATCCCCAAGAAAAATCGGGACTTCACATATACAGTTAAAACATCTGATGGTAAAGTATTGTCGCTCAGAGAAAAGACTGCTGCAGTAGATAGTATTACCTATGAGGTGTCTCAGGCCTTATTACACCAGAAAAGTGCTAAGGTATTGGATATTATGACTAGTGCCAAAAATACTATTACAACGCTTAAGGATGCTGTAGAAAAAGACATTTCCAAACTAGCCGGTAAGAGTACGTTAACACAAAATGATGAGGCACTATTAAGGGCATTAAAAACTGCCAATAGGTCTTACGATAAGATTCTTGACAATGACGCATGGAATAAGTTACAAGATAATGCAATAAACCTTTTAGAATTAAATGGTATTCGCTTTAGGTCTAGAAATAAAAGAAAATTAAAACAATTACTCTCACTTGATGATGAGTTTTTAAATTCAATAGTTACAGAAGATGCTACTATGCAGGATGCTACTGATAGTGATGTAGTGGAGAAATCTTTTGATGTTGACGATTCACTTGGCAAGGACCCTAAAGAATACTCGTCTGCACAGGTAAAGGCGATGATGATGGGTATTAAAGACTTTGGAGGCAATAATCTAGGGGTAACAACACTCTATGACCAGTCTAGGGTCTATAAAGAAGTGTTAATGGTGCTGACTGCCAATAATGATTTCTCAGAGAAAGGTATGATGAACACACTCTTAAATGAGTCAAAAAACCATCCGAAAGATAATTTCTTTGAGGTTGTATACAATACTCTGAACGATAGTAAAAATCAGCAACTTAGGATTCAGTTTCAGAATGCAATGAATAAACAGCGGAACCAACCCGTTGTCATTTTAATCAACAGTAAAGATCCAGCCGCTAGCAGGGTCGCCAAGGCCAATAATAGTCGCATAGAGAGCGTTGTTATCAAGCAATGGTATTCAGACATATCTAACGTACTAGACCTTCTGTATGAGTCTAAATTCGTGGGGAATCTGTTTGGCTATGCTGATCATATAAAGAGTATTGGTGAGGAGTTTAAATCACTAAAAACCCTTTTAGAAGAGAATAGATCTTTATCCAATGAAGATAAGAATAATTTAATTAAGGGTTATGCCACTAGAATGCTTGAGGATCTTGGGATAAAACTGTCTGATAATTCTTTTGCTGCATTGCTATCTGGTGACGCTAAGACTCTTTACAATAGAAGGAACTCTTATAATCTTGCATCTAAAGGATTCTCCACATCACACTTAAAGTCTGGTGTATTTGGTTCTATTGCAGATATTTTGTCTAAGTTTGATATTAAAAAATTAAACGCAGACGAGATCACTTCGTCTGCAATATCCGATAAACTTATTAACGACCTAAATCAGACCGGCTTAAGATTCTTAGCCAATATTGAAGGGAAGGCGTCTAATAGATTCTTTGCAAATAACTTCATTGGTATTGGCGGTAAACCTAGATATAATTACAAACAACCATCTCCAAACTTTAATCTTATCAGAAATCTGCAGACTAATATTGCATTAAGAGATACATTGGCGTCTACTGTTGGGTTAAGAAGATTGGCATTATTCAATAATAGACACTTTGGGGGAAGGGTTGGAGATTATGGCATCATAGAATCTGCCAGCGACGAGTTTACCAATGGATTCCAATATGACGAAAACTATGCCATGAAGGAGTATGGCACTAATGATGGTGCAGAGAGAAGTAATCTTAGTGACGTGGATCTTCATGTCAATGCTATGTATCTATTCCAAGAAGGTGGTAGTTTTATGTCTATTCTAGATACTACTAAGTCTGACAAAAAAGAGTCTCCAATATTTAAGGTGCCACGAGTTGAGTTAAATGCTATTGCAGAAGAAGGTGGAAAAGCAGAACTTACAGACCTGATATCATTCGTTGATGGCAACATGTTGATTAGTAGGTTTGGCAAGAGACAGATCATGGATAGTGAGTTAATGTCTAATGCTATGACCGTTGTTTCTGCAGAGTTAGATAGAATGATATACGTTTTAACGCATAAGGATGGCGATGTTGTTAAGGAGATGAAAAAACAACTTGGTGCAAACTATGAATATAACTCTCAGTTTTTTTATTCTGCATCATTTTTAAATGGATTGATAAAGAGAAATAAAGATGGTTCAATTTATACAGATAAAGGCATTGGCGATTTAGATCTTAATAAAAAGCATATTGAGGCTAAATTTAAAGAAGCATTATATAATCATTTTATAAGTCAGATAAGCTCAGACTTAAATAGTTGGGAGAAACTAGGTCTGCTTAAAACCAGTGGTAGTAAATATTATACTAACCTAATAAAATACGAATGGGGAAAATCAAAAGGATATGCTCCATTTATGAAGAAACAGACTGTATCTAATGAATATGCTTCTGAAGATATCTTTGATGACGAACAAATTGACGATGAGTTTGTGGTCTCACCAAATCAATCCTCATCACACAAGAATAATATCTATAATGATGAGATGCTTCGTGTGTTATCATTATTGTCTCTGGAGTCATCAATGAATTCATTCTCTATCATGGGTGGGTTTGGGTTAGTTATGTCTGGTGATCCAGCACAATCCTCACAGTCTTTACAGAAAATGATTAAGTCAGAGTCAGATGACAATAAGGTCAATGGCATAAAAGATCCATCAAATGCTATCGCAATAAACTCTGCGATGGAGAAATTTATGAATGAGTATCAGAAGAGATTGTCATCAGACATATCTCCAGCCGTAGATGCAGTTGGAGAATACACTATTACTCTCAACGATGGATCTGTTATATCTAGTAAACCAACTTATAAGGTTGCTTATGTCGATGATTCCCGTACGGACGGTAAAGACTATCTAACGTCTCTACCAAAGAATCTGCAAAATCAAGTCGATAAATATACTGGTAAAGGTACCGATGGCTTAGAGTATGTTTCTTTCTATAATAAGTTAGATGCATTATATCGTACTGGAGTAATTAAAGATTGGGAATTTGTTCAGCTTAGAAGGCAATATGCAGAGGATGGCACAGTAAATAAAAAATATAGTAAACATTTTATTATCGGTGCAGGTAAACCAAGACAGGTAGCCATTGTTGTAAAAGAAATTGGTGGAGAGAACATTGCGGTAAAGGTGTTCATGAAATCTGCAGAACTACCCTTAACTCAAGAATTTGCAAAGTCTGTTAACCAAGATTTAGTTAATCTTGTTGAGGCTATGGAGATGGGTTATGATGAAGATCCTTCTAAAGATCAACACATTGGTAGGATTCCTCATAAATCTTCCGGCAAACAGGGGGGCATTACTCCCGTATCAATATACGGGAAAGATTCAGCATTTACAATAAAAAATGCAAAAGATCTTCGTGCTGCATTAGACCAATCGTCAGGAGAACTTCCATGGACTGGTTTTGGTTATCAACAAGAGACTCCTACGCATTTAGGTGAAGGATTACAGACGAATGTTGTTCAGGCTGATAAGTCAATCCTTGGGGGGTTATATGACGAAGAATTCACCCATCATGGAGATAAGATTTCTGGGGAACAGTTAGACCTCAGAAAACACAGTATTAATGCAGAATTATCAAAGATAGCCAAACAATCTATTGATGAATCTCTAAAGACTGATGGCGAATTTGACATTGAAAAGATAGTTAAAAAAGCCATAAAAGTTGACTCTGGTATATCAAATAATGAATCAAACTCTGCACTAGTTGCAGATAAATATGGGTTACCATTGTTCTGGTCATATTCAAGGAAATCTCTAGAAGAATTTCTGTTCTCTCAATATACAGATGTCATTAAACTGCAAAGACCAGGCAGGGCTAATCCGCAGTTCCCACTGACTGGGAGCGGTAAGGTTACTGTTAAGACAGAAATTGTTCCTCGTGATGGCGTCGTAATGTTTAACGGCAGGGATTCTGGTGAGCAATTAAAATACACTAGAATAAAACCTAAAGAGAATGGCGGCGAAGAAGTTCATGTTGCAGAAATAATTTTACCATTTGACTTTATATCAATGGGAAGTTCTGTCAATATGAATAGTATTGACCTAAACAATATAGATCCATCGCTACTTAACATCATAGGGATGCGTTTGCCTAACCAGTTGCATCAGTCTCAGGTGTTATTTAAGATCGTTGGATTTACGCCTAAGGGTATGGGCACAATGGTTATAGTACCGCAAGAAATCGTTGTTCAGACTGGATCCGACTTTGACATTGATAAATTATACCAATATTGGAGGAATGCATTTTTAACAAAAGATAATAAACTTGTCTCTATCCCAAAAGGTGTAACTCAATACGATGAAAATGGTCATGTATCAATTAATAATGACGCAGTAAATAGTTTCATAGAAAGTAATTTTAACGAAGATAGTCGCCCATCTGTAGAGGATGTTTCTAGACAAGCAATAGAGAATGATTACGTTGATTTATTTGAGTCTGTATTATCTAACCCCAATGTTGCAAGAATGTCCCTTGAGGCATTAGATGCCGATGATCTAAAAGATACTGGCAAGAAATATAAGATATTACAGCCAAAAGCACCATGGTATTCATGGCAGCGTCAAACACAAGAATATAAATCACAACAGTCCGCCAAAGGGGGTATTGATATTTATGCAAAGGCAATGTCGTCCATTATACTCGCATATAAGAAGGGTATGATCTTTAAAGATTTATCCGTATCAAAACTTAGTCTTAATGGAAGATCTAATCCATTGATTTTAAGATACATAAATCCATACGGCAAATCTGTTGTTGGCAAATGGACCGGAAGCAATTCGTCTCTTAGTTTGGATTTCGAAGATCGAACTGCACTTAGAAATATAGTTATTTTACTATCAGAATCTATTGACAATGCAAAGAATGGTAATTTAATCCCCAACGGACTAAATAGTTTTACATTCAATATTGCAGAATCTCTTATGTTATTATCCGACAGTAATAATAATTCACTGCCACTAACATATGTTCCAGCGATACTAAACCAAGAGATCGTTAAGATAGTATCTGGTCTTATTGGTAATTCAAAGGGTGTTGTTAGAACTAGCGGAAAAACATTGAATCTTAAGACTGCCACAAAGATTGCATTTGCAGACCTTTTAAGGCAATTAGATGTAACAGCGGTACAAGTTGCCACTGAAACAAAGAAACTGTCTAGCAAGGTCTATAATGAGCAAGAACTGTATAATATTTATAATACGGGGCAGCAACTTGTATCCGGACAAGGGGCACTGCCAGAAACAAAGGCGTTATGGGTGGCTCATCAGATAGATATTATGAAGAATATCTTTACCCCATTGTCTAAGATAGCCAATAAACTCTTTGATCTTAATAATCAAACTGGATTTGATAAGGGATTTAAATCTAATAGTGCAGAGAATAACTTATTATTAAGTAGCATATTGTCTTCAGGTAATGATGGATCCATAATCAATTCTGACAAGTTTACCCAATCTCTTAATGGAGAATTGAATACCACCGGTAATAATTTAGTTTTGGCAGAGGATATAATCTTTGACATAGATAAAGTGCTTGGATATAATGGTAGTATTTTAATGACCGCCATAGATAAGATTACATTATTTAACGGATTGAACAAAAAGACAAAACCGCAGATGATAAGTTCTGTGGTTGATGGGTATAAGTCTTACGTATTCTCTAAAGTTATATCTGAATCTTTTGGTATCCACGGAACGGTAGAAGAAATTGGTGCCAATATATCCAAGAAAATCAGGGAGTTACAGTCAAGTACTAGCTCTAAATATAAAAATAATAAGTTTCTTACATCTGTGTCTATTAATAAGACAAACAAAATCATTTCATTTAATGGTGATCTAAAAAACAATGCAGATTTAGAGAGGGCCATGGATGGATTCTATACATTATCTAAAGATACCGATGATGATGTTAGACAATTGACTACATCAATAATAATGTATGAATTTCTTACTAGTGGCAATAAAACCAAGACAAGTTTTGTAAAAGTGATACCAATAGATGCCCTTGAGTCAATCGGGTTCTATTCTAAGCTTGCAGAAAAAGTAAGAGATCTGAGAGATGGATCACATGTAGATGAGTTTATTAATTTATTCTATAGAAACAATCCTCAGTATATAATACCATTTAATGTACTGGATTCCAGGTATTCTAATTTTAACTCTGTCGGGGGTAATTATCATAAAAGTTTAGACAGGAATTTTGTAAGGATAGGGCAAAATTTTAAATTAGAGGAAATACCTCTGTTTATAAAAAGCTCTAAGGGTTCTCCTAATGCTAATATATATATCTTTGATTCTCCGATAAGTAGTGGAAATAATAAGCTTGCATTATACAAAAAATATGACTATTCTATATTAAAAGGATCGGCCTCTTATTTTGAGTCCTCAATGAATAAGGTTGGTAAAAAGGTATTCGACTCTGGGTATTTTACTGATTACAAACCAGATGCAATATCTACAGGTTATTTTGTTGGAGGAATGGCAAATATTAACTCTTTATCTAATGACTTTAATACAGAGAAGGTATTCTTCCTGCGTATGCTTAAGGAGCAGACAGATGTTAGATCTTTATTACCTGTAGTAGAACAGATTGATACTACATATTCAAAATGGATTGTAGAGTTGCTGAAACAACTTCCAGATAATATTCAGGATATATCTGTTAAATACAGCGATGAACCAAGTGTTAATAACTCTATTGCAGAGTTTAATATTGTAGATGGCAAGAGTCAGATAACAATATATAATGGTTTATTTGAGCAAGAGATAGATAGGACTGGCTCAATGTCTTTTGCAAAAGAAACGATATTACACGAGATACAGCACTCCATGATGGCAGAGTCATATCTTCTTGGTAAGAATGGCGACCCCAGGTTCAAACAGATAGCTGACAATGTTGACATGATATACGACGATGCCATGGGTGCCATTAGTGATGAACCCATTGTAAGCTCTTTTGATGGCGCTAACTTTATAATTGATGATGAGCCACTTACATATGGACAATTTATCAAAGATGGGAGGTTGGATTCCGAGGCAATTAATAGTATCTTTGCGGATGATAAAGATATGCAAGATGATCTAAGGAAATCCTTGTATATGCTAAATAGTCAGATGGACTTTATCTCAGAACTATCATCTAGAAAACACATCCAAGATCTAATGAATAGTGTATATCTTAGCGATAGCACATACGAAAAGATTGGTGTAGAGAAAAGTAAATCATTGCTCGAAACGTTATTTAGTAAATTTGCATCATTCTTTGACTCTATAGTATCCTTCTTCAATGGTTCATCTGTTAATCAGCAAAGTGTATTAGAGGCCGCCATGGTTCAAAATATGATGCTTACGAATGAATTAATGAATACTAAGGCAAAGAAACTTAAAAAGAATATTATCAGATCAGCAACTCAAAAGTATGCCCCAAATGAAATTATAGATTCTGATTCTCAACAGATTACTGGTACAGTAAGGGATTTCTTGAGTAATTCCACCAGAGAAGAAAGAAGCGCCTTTAGGCATGCATTAAATAATAATATATTTAAAACTAAGTGTTAATATGACCTGCAAAATTAAAGATATAAAAGATCCTACATTAAAGAGATTAGTCTCTACATACGGAGAAGAGGGCATAAAGACATACCTCAATCTTGCCTCTAATGTATTAAATAAGTTCGAAAGAACCTCCACATTAACAAAGGTAGATGCAGTTAACTTAGTTAAGTCTCTTGCCGAATATAGTAGTTCTGTTGGAGAGAATCATTTCTACACACTTAACGGTGTTGCAGTTAGTACCAATGATATATTACGGAGTAAGCAAAACAGTTTTAATCTAAAACTCAATATAGATTTTGGAGAGAAATATACTAGTCAGAAATATCAATATACTAAAGAAAATATTCCATCAGGTGATAATATTGAAGAGGGTTTACCGGATGATACTGATAGCGAAGATCCAGTAGAGGCAGATATTGATTCCATTATAGATGATGACCTAATTGATTATGTCCCAGAAAGTGAAGTTGAGGATAATGTCGATGATACTATTGGAGAAGAGTTTGTTTCTGGTGATAACGATGAAGAATACGACGGAGAGTTAAATTATATTGAGGAAAATATATTAGACGAAGAAGATTTATTCACGTTAGAGAATGAATATGATCCTGCTGCATTGTATGAAGATGATTTTTCTCGGGCATTCTTTAAAGACTCCCCCCTTGAAGTAAATCTAAAGATGGGTCTTAATTTTGTTATTGATAGAATTAAGGCAAGAAATGCAGAATTATATAGGCTTATTGGAAAGGTTGAGAATAGAATTAAGGAGATAGAAAGTCAGATCAATTTACTTGGTAAGACAGATGCCAATATGAATGAATTGGCAGCATTAATTCAGAAGAAAGAACATCACGAAAAGAACTTGGTGATAATGCAAACCAAATTATCTACATTAGCAAGTAAGAAAAACATTGCAAACCTGGATGCACTATATGAAAAGAATGCTGCATGGATTAATTCTATACTAAATTCCAAGAATCCAGGGGCAGAAGAATTAAAAGCTGTAGGAGAAGCTATTTCTATGTGGCAGAATCTTCGTAATGTATTCGGAGGAAGAATGCGCTTGGATAAAAAGACTCTCGAAGGAGTACTGAGTGTTCAAAGAAAAGCTTTTAATGCTGATTTTGATAAACTGCATAGTAAAATATTGCCTTCATTCATCAAGAAGGTTGGTAAGGATATGTTTGGTCTAGAAATACCTACATCAGCCGTGTCTAGAGAGTCTGATATAGGCACAATAGGAGCCTATTCATTGGGGTTAGCTCATTATAGCGACAAGCCTATAGTTAATCTATTACATAAGTTTATAACGTCTGCAAATTCAAAATCTCATAATGAATATTTTGATGCGGCAAATAGAATTAAATCATTATTTGCAAAGTTAAAAGAGGCTGGACTTAACTTTAAGGACATGTTGTCAACAGATGAAAATGGCAATTGGGACGGTGGCATTATCTCTAGATTCACAAAAAGTTACTATACCTTCAGGAAAACAATTGATAAAGACTTTGTTGAGAAGATAAATGATATTAAGTATGGTAATAAAAAGGATTCTGCAGCGAAAATGTTAAGGGAAGTTAAGCGTAAATCAGAGGCATTAAAGAGTAATGTCTATACTATTAACACAAAATTATTATCTACAGAACACGGTTTAAATAAGTTATTTAACGAATTAAATAACATCACTCATGATGAGAAATATTCAAAGCAATTAATCGAAGAGGCTAAGGTAAAACAACAAAGTTGGACTGAACTATATGACCACATAGAAGAGAGGGAGAAAGAACTTGTGGCCTCGGGTAAGTCGGAGGCAGAATCAGAATCATTTCTTAATGAGTATAGAAAAAATACATCTCCATCAGAATATTATAATTACATTTATAATGATACTGCATCTGAAGATGATATAAGGATGTTCGGAGATATTGATAAGCATATCGTTGAGGTACCAATTAGAAATAGTTCAAGCGGAAAAGATTTATTGTCGTATGATAATAGATTTGTCAATAAAATATTGTCTAATCCTAAGATGCTTGAGTTTTATGATGCCCACGCATCTGAGCTTACAAAATATGCCTCTTATCTGCCAGGATATGCCTCAAAAGATATAGATGGAACATTTATACCCAATGTAAGGAAAGAGTTATTAAATAAGCTATTAAAGGGTAGTTTAAGGGGTATTCCCACTACGCTGTCAGGTAGACTCATGAGTGCTGTAACTTCAAGGAATGGGATGCAACTTGAATTTCTCGATGGAGATGGTAATCCTAAGAATGTTATCCCAATGCAATATCTAAGAAATTTAGATGTCGCCGAAAAGAGTGATAATTTAGAGGGTAATTTGATAGAATTTGCTAAGATGGCAATTACTTATAAGCATTTATCTGCCATTGAGGATTATGCATTACTCATAAAGTCTGCCATTGATGATAAAAGTTTTGGAAGGATTATATTAAAGGCAGATGGAACTATTGACGTTGCCAACACAAAAAAAAGTAATGGAGGGGAGGATAAACTCCACAACCTAAGGAAGCTTATTGACCACGTTATAAACAATAATTTATACAATAAATCCTCCGATAAAGAAGGTGTTAGTGCTAAAAAGATTTATGATGATAATATAAAAATTATATCTATCAATGATCCAAAGAAAGCGATCAATATACTTGTAGATTTCAATGATTTAGTTGCTAAGCTTGGCAAAGAGGCGGCCATCAATAAAATATTAAAGAAATATCCGTCTCTTGTTACTCTAGAGACAGAAAAGATTGCCGGTGGTAAAATCTTAAAATTAATAGATGATCTTACATGGGCGTATGATAATGGCGAGATAACTAAGGAAGATTTTGATTACAAGATATCTGTTTATAAACAATTTACAGATTCTACCGGCTCTAATTTTGTATGGTCACAAGCTGGTGATATATTAATTACTGGTGCAGCTATCAAAACATTTGCTTTTAACCCATTTCCAGCCGTTACTAATATATTATTTGGTTCAATAAACTTTTTTTCTCATGCAGCAGGAAGATCTGAATTTACACCAAAAGAAGCTCTTGCCTCATGGGGCAGGGCTATGTCCTCTTTAAAAAAAACTGCAGGCAGTAAGAACTTAACCAATAACAAAATTCATAATATTGCAGTTCGTAATGGGATTCTTGCTGAAAATTATGGTGGTGATGCCGGTGCCAATAAGTATAGTACTAAATTCTTTAGTGCTTTTGGATGGCTTAGCGAGGGTGACTATATTTTAAGAACATCAGTTATGGATGCTATGATGCATCATACTAAGATGACAGATATCAATGGTAAAGAAAGAAATCTTATTGATGCGTTTAATGTTGATGGATCATGGAATGCAAAGGAATTTGGTGAGAATAATGATTGGGGATCTAATTCAGAATCAATACTTGGAAACAAAGAGCTTTTAGCCTTTATGAATAAGGTTAAATTTATTAACCAGTTACTGCATGGTAACATGGCCAAAGAGTCTTCTATCATGCTTAAAAGGTCTATAGTTGGCAGATTAGTAGCTCAATATCGTATGTCCTGGCTTGCTGATGGAGTATATACCAGATTTGCGCCTAGACAATCATTAGGTGTTCTTGGTAGAGATTTCGAGGGTACTTATACCACCATGTTAAAATTTGTACAAAGGGAGGGATTATTCTCTGGTATTGCGCAGATGGGTAGTATATTTGCAAAACTTGCAATGTTTAAGGGAGAAGCATCTTTTGATGGTATTAAATTGCTGACAAAAGATAAGCAATTATTTATATCTAATCTTCGCAAACAATTTATAGAGATAAAAGTATTATTAACTCTTGCTGCTGCATATTTATTACTGTCTGCATCGCTTGACGACGATGATAAAGAAACAAAACGATGGAAATATCTTCTGATGAATAATATGAATAATACTATTAAAGATATAACATTTTTTATAGATCCAAGATCGTTTAAGACAACAACAGATAATCTTATTCCAGCGTTAGGATTTTTAGATGACTATAGAAAATTAATGACAACATTTTATCATCATCTATTAGGTGATCCATATTATAATGATCAGCAGGTTAAGGAAAGGTTTATAAAAACATTCCCAATACTAAACGTCTATTATAAATTTAGGGATAGAAGCACTGGAATACCACAGAACAAATAGAAAAAAGATAAGCGGCCAAAAGCCGCTTTTTCTTTTAATACCAATACCAACTTACCTCAAAGAATAATAATCCCAGCGATAAGGTAATAAATTCACCATCCTCATCCTGTCCTCTTGCTGTCATTAATCCTAACAGGATATTATCAAAGCTACACATTGAAAATTCTACCTTCATAATATTATTTTTTAATCATAATAAGGGTCCATTCTAAATACACTAAATCCACATTCTAAACAATAGACCCCATCCCATATCCCAAAACAATGGGGACAAAGCAATACTTCTTCATCCATTATGCTATAAATTTATGTTCTGGTTCAAATTCATTCAGTAAAAACTCAGAAAACTCCTCCAGCAACCGTTCTTTGCCATCTAGGAGGCTTTCTAGTTCACTAATAGTATAAGTCCTGTCAATACTGTCACTAAAACTACATAACGCCCTATAGAGTTCCTTTTGCGTAAAATAAATTCCAAATCTTTCTTGAAGTTTATTTTTAATTGACGTCTTTTTGCTCATGTTATTTATGTTTTTTGTTATAGTCTTTTGACAACCAACTTGACATTGGTCCAATTTTCTTTTCTGCATCCCCATCATTCATGATTTCTTTAAGAGAGCGTAGAGCCAATGGACTATCATCAATCTCTTCATCATCTTCTAACCAATGACTCATTGGTCCAATTGGTTTATCATCTTCATTCCAAGAACTTCCAAATGTTGCCATTATTTTTCTTCTTCATTAAGTTCGTATTCTGTTATGGTGCAGAAATTAAAGTCATTTGCAATTCTTTTGGACTCCTCATTACTCCAATATTCATTCCATTCAGGACTCCAATATTCATCCCATTCGGGGGAATCTTCATCTTCACCATTTGCAATTGGCTTAACTAATACTTCGTCACACAATTTTTTAATGTCTTGTTCATAGTTTAATTTAACAATTTCTGCTTTGGATTTATGTTTAAACAATCCTAATGATACTTGATAAGAATCTTCATATTGATCAAAATCTGCCTCTACTAAGTATACTTTCACAATTATCTTTCTCCGTTAAGTTCATTTTCTACAACTTCGCAACTGTCATACTCTTGATGTTCTTCCCAATTTGCATGATCATCAAAATAATTTATCCACTCATCGGTAGGATTCCTCCGATCATAAGTAGATGATGGTGATATTGGTTCTGGTGCATTGGCTAATAATTCTTGTTTTTCTCTAAATTTTTCACAAATTTTATCAGCCTTAGATCTGTGTCTAAAAATTCCAATTATGGCTGTATTATCCAAACTATTATCCTCATAGTTATAGCTGGCAATCACTATATATATCTTCATTGTCCTCATGATCTATTCTTTAAATAATTCATATTCACTATTTTCCGTAAGAAAATGTAGATAATTCTCTTTTTCTTCAATTATCTTCGTAATTGGAGTTGTTTGCCAGGTAAAATATATGTTAAATGGACTCATTAATAATGACCTGCCGACTTTTGGTTTCAAATGCTTTTTTCTAAAACTACCATTCTCAAAAAATGTTAAATAACATACATTTTTAGCACAATGTATTAAGTTATCCTTTTTTCTAATCAATTTATAGCTCATTGTAATAATCTTTTGATTTTATTAGATATAATTCATTAATATTAAGACTTATAAGTTCTCCGTGTTCTATTGGCCTAACATTACTGAAATGATAATGTCCGTGTATCCATTTGGGTGCATCAACGTTGCTATAAATCCTTTCAAGTATTTTGTCTTCACGATCACAATCTAATGTAAGTTTTTTATCCAAATTAAAAGATATTTTAACCCAATCTTCTTTTTTAATATACGCGTTTACATACTTTCTTGGTGCAGAGTGTGTAGCTAAAATTGTTATGATTGGTTCTGGATCCTCTGATGGGAAAGAAAAAACTGAATCGTAATACTTGAAAGATATTTCTTCATCAAGCCAATAAGATGAATTAACCTTCCTAAATCTTCTGTCTACAGACACAGCACCACCGACACATAAAACTCTTTCTCCAGCAACCTCAACCATTGTAAAATCTTCTATGAGTCTGAATCTATGAGTATTAATATAATCTTTAATTGGCGCCTCAAAATAAGAAGGATCATCATGATTGCCCCTAAAGAAAAGAAGATAATTATTTCTCTTCTCTAATCCGGCATCAAAATTGGCCTTAATCATCTTCTGTATCTTGGCATACTTTGTATCTGAAAAGCCAAAGCCACAATCTCCACATACTATAAAACAAGTGTCGGTGAATGGTTTTATAAGTTGTTGGAGTTTAGCAAAATCACCGTGGATATCTCCTATAAAAACTAATTGCTTACTATTCAGTTGTATCATCATCTTCTTTTATTTTAAGTCCCCACATTAAATTTATACTGTCAAACTCGCGTTCTCTGTTGGCCTTAGAAATATATGTGGTTTTAAAATAATTCATCGTCCATTCACGCCATTTTTCAAATTCTTTTTGCGTCATTGTATAGTATTGATACCATAACTCTCCATTGACTTCTTGATTTTTTAACACATATTTAACATCAACTCCATATTTTTCAAGCATTTTATTAAGAATTGTTGTTAATATTACGTCATTATTTCGCTCTTTTTTCATATTTTACATTATTAAATTTTCTCTGCGTATAACAGTGTGTCCTAAATCTCTCTCTGCATTTAAAAGACCGTCAGATAACAGTTCATCTAATAGGCCCCTTATTAATCGTGGTAATGTCCTTCCATATACCCTATTTAAGGCTTCAGCTTTATGTTCTGGATAACGCACATTAACTTGTCCAGATTTTATTTTAAATAATTCTTTTTGATGTACCGGCATTTTATCTTAATTTTATTGTTATTCCCTGCTTTCTTAATTCTACAAGATTTTCATTATTAATATTACATCTTAATACTTCCATATAGGTAAAGTTTTTATCTGAGACGTGTATATTTATAGGAAAATTGTCGCCTTTCATATGCACATATAAATAAGTCTTTAGCAGTGCCAATTTACTTAGTGGTACAGAGACCCATATGACTTTAATATTTAGATCAGAGACATCGTCTGCTGGCATAAAATTAACTAAATCAAGGGAATTACGTTCGATATTGTGTGTGGCAGTAATCAAATATATTCTATTGATAAAGCATTTTACCAGATTCTTTCTATATAGATCTCCAAATAAATACATCTTAGTTTTTGTTCCATCATAAGCAAATATTAATTTTGCAAAAGGATTGCCAAATCCACTGGTTTTATGTTGTATGTCTACCAACTTAGCAAGAAATGTTTTATTACCTTCAAATTCTACCCCGAAGACCTTTTCTAAAGTGCTATTACAATATCTGCAATTTAACATTTCATATCTCTCATACTCAGAATATGTTAATGAAAATCCTATGGTATCTTTTTCCATTTCAACAAATTCAAATGGATTAAAGTCTTTTGGCTCTTCTAATATGATATCAGAATACGATTCATCCTCTGCAAAGAGAGACATTTGATTTTTACTCTTATTGGCAGCCTTATGTCCGGCAGATACTATCTTATCTAAATTCTGTAACAACTTGGCTCTTTGATAAAATATCTCTCTTATTTCCTCTCTCATTGTAACGTTTTAATTATTTCAATAGTTTGATCAATGTGTTTTTTATTTCTTGGCATAAAATAATGCGCCGTACTTCCTTCTTGCGTAAGTTTCATTTTAAATAGTTTTATCCGCATGGCAGCCTCAGGCCGCAGAAAACCCTTTGTTTCTATGAACCACGAATAGTCTTTAGCCTGGTAATCAGGAGTATATGAGAGACTTCCGAATTTTTCAGAGGAAAGATACATGTCTTTTCCCTTGCGTTCATCTTTATCAAATGATGTAATTGAAGAGATAAATCCTGGAAATATTTCATGCTTTGTGTGATGGTCAAAAGTAATTCCTGCGGCTATAAGTGCTTTGTAACAGTTGCATTCTAATGCACTGTCAAACTTAATTCCATCATAGATAATCTTTTTTACTGGCATAATATAAGTATTAGTTTTTTTGTAAAGATAGTCAATAATTAAGATTATTATTCATATATTTTTTTTATTTAAAAATATTGACTTCGATCAATTGCATGTCTATTTGGGTTAGTCCAAGTATCAATATCCCCATTTTTATGTTTTGCTACCCATTTAATCATATATTTACAAAGTTGTAAATGCCAGGTTTTTTGTCCTTCTACTAATTTCCAATGTTTTGTTTCTGCCTTTTTACCATTTTTTAGATATTCATATATTTCTCCAGTAAAATTTACCATTGGAAGATATAACCAATGTGGAGTGCAGGCAAATGATAATTTATCTGCAAAACAAAGTTTGGATGGTTTGGCATTATTCTTTTTTGCATAATATCTTGAATGATACATGCTTAAATCCGCCCATTCTTTACCAAATATACTCATTATTTTAGCGCCTAGTTCAACATGTGTCTCGCCTTCTGGACCATCTATATTAGGTTTTCCCCAATACCCTATATCATGCACAAAAAATGCAATCCATAGACGAGGATCTAATGGAAATCCATAAAGTCTATTCCATGCTAAAGCAACAAATAACGGATGTAAAAAAAAGCAGTGTGCTCCAAACAATATTGATTTTGTTCCTATCTTCATAATTTTAAGTTTCTTTAGTATGAAAAACATACATCATTGCATTAGCCATTAAATGACCGACATGCCTTACGCCACTCTCTTTATCAATTTCTTCTCCACTAATAATTGCAATCAAATGTCGCATTGCAGATTGTAAATGTTGCCTTGGATCATCGCATGGTAACTGCCAGTTAAACCTTTCATATTTCTCTGCTCCTTTAGTCATTGCTTCTACCAGAGGGACTAATGATGGATAGTCCAGCAATGTCCAATCTAACTTTCCTTCATTAAACCTCAGTGCTTTTTTCACTTTTATCATAATCAATTTTTAAAAGTTCTTCATCGTACATTTTACTATCATATTCATCTGCAATGGCATCAATATCATTTATGCCCAAGGTGTCTTCCAATTGTTTTCTAAGGCGCTTTGATTTATAGAGTACCTTTTCAATTCTGCGAGAATCAGTTAATGCAGAAGCTCTAGATATTAGGATATTTTTTGTATCGTCCTTTATCTTGCTGTATTCTCCGTTTATTAATAGGGAATAATCTTCTAAGTATTCTTTATCTATTGGACATTGAAAATATTGATGTTCTTCATCTTCTGCTATCTTTTCACCACCCATAGGTATTGATCCCCTTGAATATTGTAATATCAATGAATTCTTATGCCCACCACGCGCAAATGTATTGATAGGGGGTTCAGCCAAAGCTGACCATCCCCTAACAAGTGGTAGTAAGTAATACATTGACCTATTTATCTTTCTCATGCATTTCCTCCCAATTCTTAATTAATAATTCGATATCTTCTGGATAATTCAACCCCCTAATTCTCTTTGCATTAAAAGAAAGACTTAGATCTAGAATATGTTTTTTAAAGGACTTTTCTGGGGTAAACTTTTCTGTACAATATTTGTATTTAGCTTTTAGTATTGGATAATATGCTGTATAGTTTTCCTTTTCTATAACAAATACTTGATTATGTTTAGGATCATGTTCCATAAGAAAAAAGTCTATTGTTAACTCATTGTTGCTAGATAACACCAAGTCAATTAATTTATCAAACATTTGCTTTTTTATAAAATCATTAAATGCATGATGTGATACAAACACCCTTGGATCTTCTTTTTCTTTAATCTTTTTAGTTGTTCCAATTGGAAATTCATATGGATTATTGGTTCCACTCCAATAAAAACTTGGAGAACTTAATCGTGAACTACTGACTGCTGATTGTGGGCTTTCTGTCCATTCTGCTGATGGATAATATGTAGCACTTGATGATAAATAATACGGTGTATCCCAGGAAACAACTTTTACCTTTTTTTGTTCATCAAGATAGTCTTTTATACTTTTTGCTGTTAATGATATAGAAAAACATACATCTGATTCTATTTCTGGATCTTGTTGAATCTGTTTTGATCTTTTTTTATAATAATTTCTTTCCGGTTCCGTGTTTAGCCTTAAGATATAATCATTATTAGAATTTCTTTGAAATGCAGTAAAATCATGAAAGAAATTTACAATTCTATCTTGTATTAATTCCATTGATGCCCCTTTATCAATAATTATATTTACATCTATATCATTTATTGGACGAAATTCTTCCAGTATGTTTTGTTTTACTAAAGAATAATAACCGCCAAGGGAAAAGGCAATATTTTTTTCGAAGACATTATCTAATATCTCATATGTATATTTTAAATTTTGTAAATTCATATAATTAAACCTGAAAGTTGTGAAATATTGTATTCCCTCTTCTCTGCAACAATTCTATGATTGGAAAATTCTTGGTTGTTAATATACCAATCTGCATCATTAACAAGTTTCCAGAATCCTGGGTAACGTACGCCTTTATGTTCAAAATATTCTCCACCATTTAATCTAATCCAATTATCATCCATGGGAACTATAATAGGTAGTTTAGATTGCATTTTAGGGCTATATAAGAACTTAAAATTATGAGACGTGGGCTTATTAAATTCAACACCAAATCGTTCGCGTATCATCATCCTAAGAGCCAATAATCCTAAATAATAGAGTATCCCCTGTATATCATATCTGTATTCTACAAATTGATCATAGAATTTATGTGATGCTCGTGTTCCAGTTTTAAGATCCATGCCAAACATTTCTAGTGTATCAAATTTTAACTTAATAAAATCCAACATAACTTTAAACGTTCTTATTTTGCCAGAGTCTAAAGTGAGTGGAAATTCCAATTTAAATTGATGGAGTATGACTTCGTTTTCTCCTTCTGTAATTAAATCAGTGGCCTCTGGGCAGGAATCAATATTATCTATTGCTTGAAAACATTTTGAATTATCCTCTGGTGATAGTAATACTTTTCCCTCTGTCTTTTGTGCATTATCCAATTTTTTCAATAAACCAGGCGGAATTCTCTCTGTTACAACGTCATCGCTCATCTTAGTAAACAATCCAAGTGCTTTGCATACAGAGACAATTTCTTCTGGCGTAGGATTCCATTGCTTAATATTTGCAAAATGATTATATACCTGTTCAAATGAATCAGACAGTTTTATCTTTGGCTTATCTACACTGAATACATCATACAGCCTTTCTCTATTGGTATAATACATATCAACAAACGATCCAATTTGCAAAGCAGAGGAGGGTCTTAACGACCGCTCCTCTGCTAATGCCTTTGGACCATTAACAAGATCTTTAAGTAGTGAGTAGTTTAAACTGCTACTTGCACGATATTCTTCTTCCAGACTAAAAGATTGCAATGTTAATAATTGATCCTTTTCTATCATTTTTGTGCTAATTTATAAAGGTTAAAATATCTAGCACCATTTTCTGTAATAATGTGCTCAAATTGGCCAAGTGCCTTACTATTTTTTCTATCATTTTCATCATCAATATACATGCTATTTACATACCTCGCTCCCTCTACCGCAGAACAGAATTTCTGTTCTGCGGATTCTGTTACAAAAAGTATTGGCAATCTTTCGTCTAATGCAGTAATATTATTCAGAAAACTCCAGATAAATGGCTCCCAGGCTTTTTTCATTATCTCATTACCACCAACATATGTGCTTAAAACCTCTGGAAGCAGTATTATTCCGCTTGTTTGAAGTTTATTCATATTATTGGATAATCCCCAGGTTCTATGAGCGCTAGAGTGTTCGTTTAATGCAATAGCAAGTTGTAAATTATTTACTATAACAGGTGATGAGTCAACAGAACAATATGCCGATCCTGTCCATGCAGCGAGGCTTTCAACGAATTTATCGTTGGGTAAGCCACCAACAATTATTCCATTTAACTCTCTTAATTTACAGAATTTAAAGGGATTAAATGGACCGGAATATGGAAACATATCATGTAGAATAGCCAAACAATTAATCAATGAGAATGCATTAATAACGGGTTTTGCCGTTATTAATTCGCCAAGATTAGTTTTAATGCCATATGTATCTAATCTCTTTTCAATAATGGTTAAGTCTGCATATAAATCAGTATAATTCTGACTCATTTCCATTGCTTGCATCGTTTGAAATATTTTCATAATAAATTACTCCGTTTTCGACCATTTTATATTGATTTAATACTGTTTTTCTGTGGATACAATAGTTTAAAAGCCAGGATTTTATTCTTACGTTTCTAATTGTGTCAATTACTGATTCCACAGTTTCATGAATATTTCCATTTAATGCCTCATTAATAATTGTTGCAAAGATAATAAGTAATGCAGTTATCTTATTATAATTAAATGTCGGGGTAGAAATCCTCAATTCTATTGTTCCCCTATCGGTATAATAAAAATTATTGAAGTTACAAAATACGTATCGGCTAGGGACATTCCATTTAGATTGGTTTGATGGGTCTAATGGATGCTTGCCTCCAAATTTATTGAATCGGTCTCGTCCACCGCTTAGAAACTCCACAATAGAGTCTTTCGTTAATGGAGAAATATTTGGTAGCATACTACAGTAATCTTTTTGTTTATAGGTAGATGTATTAGCCAAACATGCTGGGAACATCTTGAAAATATCCTTCTGAATAGTATAAAACGCATTCCACAGTTTTATCAAATTTTCTGGTGTCTTATCAATATTTCCAATATGGATATGCATAGAGCATTTTTCGTTAAATGTTGTAAATGTCTTAAGCGCATTACACTGACTTTTAATTGCCGCTATACCATTACATCCACGCATTATTACTGTAGCATATTCGTACCCACATACTTTATCATGCCTAAGGCTTCCATCTCTTAGTGGGATTAATCCATTTTGTGCCGCTTCATATGTTGGTAATCTGCCGTCCCACGACTCATATTCTATGCCGAAAGTATGATCACCAATTATATCCGCTAATTCTTCTTCTATTTTTGAGATTGGTAATGGATGTTTGTTGAAATGTGATTGGAATAATTCCATCATGGTCTCAGAATTATATGCAAGAGCAAAGTCATATTGAAGTAATGCAGATTTTTTCATTGATATACTACATTTACTAGCATCTTTGTTATGCACTATAGAATCCGATGATGGCACTTGAATATATCCATCCTTCAGTAAGGCATGAACATCCATACATCCTATCTCCGTAATTCCAGGAGCAACACCACATTCTCCGGCATAATCATAATTTGTTGATAATCTTGATAGAATATCGATATAATTATTCTGAGGATTCCTTGATATTGCAATTTCTTTCAGTAGGGCTTCAGATTGTTCTGCAGAAATTATTATGCCTCCGTTGGTTGAAATATTTGGAGAATAATATCCAAAGATAAATTCCCCATGCCTACGATCAACAATACCATATTTTAACTTGCCATCAAGATTAAACACTCTTGTCTTAGTATTGTGATCTACAACATAATATCTGCTAAATGGAGAATAATAAATGCCATCATGATAATGGCAGTCTCGCTCTTTGTGGTAAAATGCACCTCTTATGAATACACATTGTTCTTTATCTTCAACTTTATTATCCCATGTTACTATTTTTGCCATAAGATCATTTTTATTTCATTCAATTTTATTGTTAAATCTTCTGCCGTAAAAAATCCAGCAATATCTAATATTGTAATTGCACGATCAATGGATTTAGAAACCATTTGTAATACCCTTTCTTCATCATAATCATCAACCAAGTCATCTAAAACATCTTTAATGATATAATGAGTGCTTATATATTCCAGTAAATTTCTCTTGGTTATAATTGTGTCTCCATTACATGCTTCACATTCATATTGAGTGTAATTATTTCCTGTCATTGTACCATATCCTAAACATATTGGACATGCATATATGTCATCAATCTCAGGATCTTCATTTTGATCTGATTCATCATGTTTGTCTGTTATTTTATTAATCAATCTATTAACCTCTGTTATATTAGGATGATTGACTTGATTAGCTAAAAGATTGAAAATGCCACGATATGTCTCAAAAACAATAGCATTAAGTTTTCCATTAACAATTTTCACTATTTTTGAACTAAACGGAATTTCTATTGTGCCAGAAAATGGATTTGTACATAATTCAGTATTAGTTTTATTACTGTATAAATATCCAGAATCCTCTTTTTCACTTAATTTTACAAAGAATGGAAATGCAAAGTATTTACCTAAAAGCCAAAGTCTGTGTTGTCGTGATAAGCTAGCATATCCTTTGCTGCCTATTGTTTTAAGTAACTCTATATAAGATGGTTCGCCTTTTAGAAGATTACCATTATAAAAATAGAAATTATAAGCACCGGTATCAAATTTAACTATGCATCCAGTGGAAGATACCGATATCATACCATGCGCAGGTTCATTGTTAATCTTAAATATTCCTGCCTCCCAGTAAAGACTATCTGCCTTTTTGCTTGCGAAGATGTCGTCTTCTATTCTTGACCTTAGAGCCGGTGTAAAATTTTCTGTTTTTTTGTTTTTCCATTTGTCATAATAGCAATCATTATATTCATCTCTGTAGTATCTGTCGTATAAATATGGCTCAGAGTTAACAGTAGTATCTTCTACCTGAGTACACTTATCCCTGTTAACAGTATGTGCTATAGACATGCTATTGCCATCAAATCGCATAACTTTATTGAATGGTAATTCAATAACAAGATCTTTATTTTTTATGATCTTATGTAATGCTTCTTTTGTTGAGCAAAGCCATGTTTCACCATCCTCTTGAGCATAATATAATGGCCTTTCTTCTGAGTCTAATGATGCAAATTTACGCAATTTTGACTTGCCGTGATATGCATAAACGACGCCTGGTTCTGTATCTCTCATATACAAGAATGCCATTGTGCCAATATATTCATTAAGTACTTGCCATCCCGATCTCTCCATTAAGAGTCCTATTACCTGAGAATCAGACATCCCTGTAATATCATAATCATAATGATCCTTAATCTTATGGGCAGCATACATCTCTTTATAATTATATACTGTTCCATTATGGGCAAGAATAGTACTTAATTCATCAAAGCATATTGGCTGAGTGTTCTCTAGGGTCTGTGCTCCAACAGAAGCTTTTCTATCGTGACCTATAATAGCATTATGGTTCAGCACTGTGGGTACGTTATCTAATCTCCAGAAATCATCAAATTTCTTTGGATTAGCACCTTTTATAACCACTCCATCAAATGCTACGCCACAACCGTCTCCCAATTTGTTATCCCAGGGGCTTTTTATCCCCTAGATCTATACCCTAAAATTGCAGGCATAGTTCAGCATATATTTTCACCCTCATCAATTCTGTAGGGTGTTGAGCACTCGTGGCAGAATTATATTCTATCCCGATCTGACAGTTTCATCCGCTATGCGTTACACTGGGCTAAATGTATTATCATTAGCCTTAGCACGGTATTCAATGAATATATTCTTTAAATTTATTTAATTTTCTTGAAAGGTAAAAATTAGAGTTTTTATATAAGAAGTTATATATATCTGTATAAAACAATCTCGCAGTGCCAAATTTTCCAGATTCAGATCTTGGATATAATTTATAATAATCTAATGTCTTGCCATTGATTATTTCAATCTTTGGCTTAAAATTAGTACAATTATTATTTATAATATTTATTATTTGATTCAAAAATGGAAGGCTTGTAAACACTATTGATAATGAAATTGCTTTCTCATCAATTCGTATATGACCATCTCCATCAAAAAATCCTCTAATAAAATGACCATGTAATTCCTCTGGCATTAATTCAAATGGAAATATAAAATTGTTGTCATATGTTTTTCTTGGGATTATATTATATTTATTAATAAATAAATCCTTCATATGACTACTTGTCCACCTGAATTCCAAAAGTTCTTTGCATGGAATATTATTTCTAAATCTAAATCTTCTTGTAATTAGTACTTCTTCTGATATATATTTTGAAAATAAATTAATTACTTCTTCATCATCAATTGATGATCCAATTGAAAATCTTGATTTGGCTTTATCTATATTCCCATCTGCTATAAAATATCCTAAGAGATATGCTTTAATTTCTGAATCAATATCATCAAAAAATGTATCGTTAACACTATAGCCACGTTTAGGTTTGCTATTAATATATGGAATACATAAATCTGCATATTTGATTCTCATCCTGGATAAATTTTTATATTTCTTTCCAGTAATTTTTTCTATCTCTTTTATTTTTTTACCCTGATTAAATAAATCAAGAATCATTCTAGTGGAATCAGTCATATAAATAATATTAAGTTTGTAATTTTACAAAGATAATACATTTTCCGCCATTTGATTCTACTTATTTACTCGTTCACCGTTTTTGCTCAATAATTATCTCAAATATTACTATTTAAGACGGCAGAGAAGTCCTACCTCTAGCATCCATTTCTACGCCAAGAAGTTGAAATTTAAATCTTGACAGAGCATCCCATTCTTTTTCGCTTGATAGTCTTGCAAACAATCCACACATGTATTTATATTTGAAGTGATTTAATAATTCGTTGCCTTTCAGTCCCAATCAATGTTGTGATATTGGGAAAATCATTAATTCTTTCTGTATTCTTAAAAGCATAATCTACCGCAAGAAATGTAAGATCATAAATCCAACCAAAGTATTTAGGCTGGAAGAAATGTCCACCAAGAGATCTTGCCTCTACGCCGTAAATTTTTAATCGGCATGCGCCTAGCAATCCGTATAGATTTGCTGTTCTATATGATTGTCCGGTAATTGCAATAGATGGAAGCGTAACAAATATATCAAATGCCCTGACTATTGCTTGTCTTTCATAATCAGTCAGATCTTCAATACCTATATGAATATGACAACCTGCAGGTCGTGAGTTATTGTTTAACTGTGGCGTTTCTATCTCTATGAGCCCATTCCATGCATCTCTAAATGATGAACATCCAAACTCCTTAGCCTCATCGGTCATCATTAGTTCCGCGTTTATTTCTCTACAGTCATGATTTTCTAGATGAGCCAATCGCTTCTCTGCTCTTTCGCTCATAAATGTGTGTAACTGTGTCATATTTGCTATGAATTCTTCTCTTGTACTTGCCGGGGGAACATTACCCTCGATTAAAATATTATCATTGAGTAATGCGTATCCCCCGACAAGTTCTTCAGGTTTATCTTTTGTACCATCTGTAAATCTTTTAGATGATACTACCTGTCCAGTCCGTGTATTTACAATAAATGCCTCCGGGTCTGACCCCAGAAGCATTCTTGATGTCCAATTTTTCATAAAATTTCTATTAATTTACTTTTCTCTGCAATGCTTAATATTGTGTTTTCCTCATCTTTAAAGAGGATACGGTCAATATTTACACCCTTTTTGTGATATCCAACATATGGTACATTAACAATAGTAGACTTAAATATCGTCTGTACGAATTTAAATCTTACTTTCATGTGGTCTATGCTATTATTAGACTCTAACTTCTCTAAATATTTTGCAATTTCATCGGTATATTTAGTATCATTTAAATCTAATAATTGTGGTAGTGTAAGTTTCTCTGAGTCGTGAATATTGAAATCAACATTTATTTTAGAGTCTTTTACGTCCACATCTCTGATCATTTTAATCAGCGGATCTTCCGACACTAAAAAATGTACTTGAACACCGTCTATTTTTACATCTTTAAATTTAGACATAAACATGGATTTTGGCATAATTTCATTATTTTGTTGGAATAGGGTACCATAATCTGCACTCCATCCTAGTCCCAATTTACCTCTGATATTCCATGCAATCTGCATAATATAAAATTGATCTAATGCAGGATTTAATTGCATTAGTTTAAGTGTTATAGGCACCATATAATATACAGATGACCATCCATATCTTAGTAAAGTATGTGCAAGTTGAGTCTTTCTACATTTACTACCATTTGTACCTTCCCCTGGAAGTACTTGTTTATCATCACAATAATTAAACTTAAAATGTTTTCTTAACTGTGCAGTATTACATTTAATTCCAATAATAGTATCATCCGTTAGAGTGAACTCTACGTCACTTCCAGCGGTAATGCGTAGTATATTTTTCTCATTATTCCAAGAAAAAGAACTCTGTGAATTTTTTACTGAATCTTTTATTGAATTACACTCCTCTTTAAACTCTTTCCAGGTATAAAGTTCGATAAATGGCTCATCTTTTTTTAGATTCATACACTTAAGCGCCTCATAGCAAAACTTAACCCACTCTTGCATTACATTAACTCTCGAATCTTTGTAGCCTAATTTTATCATGTATGTGGATATATCACTCCAGCATTCATTTCTAAGCATATTAAATGCCAATGATACATGTTTTATGATCCCTGCATGATGAGCAATAAATTCAGAGCATCCATGTTCTTCAAAATGTAATCCAGATTTATCACCACCACTTTTTACCCATTCTGTTAAAATTGTGCTGTTAATTATCATGATCTCTTACAATTTTTGTTATTTCCATATAATAAGCCTCTGTTCCAATTTCCGCCAACTCGGGCGCTGAGTTACACTCGAGCACAATAAAATCATTCTCCGTTCTGCAATTAGACTTACACCTAACATCGACGGCACCAATAGATAATCCCGTAGCCCTCATTGCTCTTACTGCATGTTCGCACATAAGATCCCACGCTTCTGGTTTTGCAAATAGTTCGTGTTCTTCGTTTACCCAGTTGCAATTTGTAGAATTGAAGAACCATCTCTCAGTGGCATCTTCTTTTCTTAGTTTCCTCCAGGATAAAAATACTTGTTCTTGTGTGGCATGTAGGCGATATTCTTTTGCAAATGCATGAAAACGCTCTATGTAAAATCCTGCCGTATGAAAGTGATGTGATGCCAGCCACGCTTGCAACTCTTCCTGATTTTCACATTTTATCATTCCATGTCCTTTATATCCAACCACTTGTTTTACTACAATTGGATAAGGAAGATTTTCTTGTGTAATCTGTGTTTCAACATCATTTAATCTGCCATATCTCATTCCTGCTTCATTTGGACAGAACTGATACCAATTAGCTTGTTTAACTGATTGGGCCGAAAAGCATTCCTTCATCTTCAATTTATCCCGGCTGTTTTCGATTGAGTCAATGGTATTAATCTCTGTGGCACCATGGTAAATCCTATTTCTAAAGGTGCTTAATGGTGTTCTGCTGCCCAATCTTACAACAAATGGATTTTTAGTTTTTACTGAAGATAAACGCGTGCGTAATTCTGTTGCTGATGGATTTTTACTCCTAAGTTTTATTAGTGGCATGTTATTTCTTTTTATTTCTATTAAACCAATCCTTAGTGGTAGATAATTGTGGAGTATATGTATATCCTATACTCTCAAGTATAGTTGTTTTAAACTTATGTAGTAAGTTTACTACCCTTTCCTCTGTATACATCCCTTGTTGCCAATATTTTTTAGCTTCAGGAGATTTAATCCCAGAAATAAATTCCCATCTAGAACAATTTTCCAATCCCAAGGAATCATCTTCTTTGGCAAATTTTATAGCGGCTTGTTTAATTTTATCTTCAATATTTTCCATTATGTGTATTTAAAGTGTTTTTACTGATAATGTTTGACCCAATCAAATGCGCCGTCTGTTTTTTCTACAAGACGATCGCTTTCGCTCCAGCCACCACCTTTGGCCAGATAGTATATACTAACCTCTCCTTCTGTGGTGTGCACATTTCTGCGATCATAAAAGGATGGGTATGATTCTAGCCATTCAATTCTTTTGTATGTGTCTGGTGTCACCTCATAGATCTCCACGACGATATCATTGACTTCTTCGGACTTGATTAGACCTGGATAAGAGCCCATATCCACCATTCTAAAGTTATCTTGGATAGTTTCTGTGGATAATAGTTTAGAGGTCTCTAAAAGGCGATGGTTGCCCATCCCTTTGCGTAAGCTGCCATATACTGCAATCAATAATTTTTCTTTACTCATGCTTTTCTTTTATTTCTTTAATTTGTTTTAAAATGTCATCACTTATTTTTCCCAATAGTATTCTTCTGTCTTCTGCATTTGGAACAATCTGAACCAGTGTTTCTGTTCTGTCATCTTCTATGTGACAGAACACTTCTCCGATTTGGTGATCCATAATTAACTTTTTTTCACAATTTTTCCCTTATAATATAATTCAATGCTCCAATCTTCGTATCTTGTAAACTCAATATCGCTAATGCTTGCATTTGGCTCCAATGTTTTCAATGCATTGATTAATTCTTCTACAGTATAAAAAAAATTACTCATCTTTAATTTATTTTTAGTAATTCATTAACGGCAAATTCGTTGGCCTCTTTTATTAGTTCTAATAAATCATTTATGGGTGATAAACTTCTGATGTTTTTAAAGTTAAATTTTTCATCATGATAAGTAGAACAAATATCATAAGTTCCTTGTTGATGATTAATCCTTAACTTTACGTTAAGAGTCAAATCATTGTTATTTATTGTTTTAGTTGTTTTTGTGAATTGATATTCACTGATCGTTTTTGTTTTTATAATATTAATTTATTAAATTCTGTTAATCCTCGTTCTTTTGTATAATCTGCCGGATCCTTTGGGCTATAAATTGGATTGCATTGCCATTCAAATCCGTATAGATTGGATTGTTTTTTAGCCTGTTGAATACCTACGGCATCATTATCAAAGTATATCATCTGCCTCTCAGATATTTGTCTAATGCGTCTTATTTGTGCAGGCGATAATGTTGTACTTTCTGAATTAGGAGCCCCAGCGCATGGATAACCTTTTAGTCTCCAGAATACGCCGCAATCCTTTAATGATGATGTAAGATAGAAAGTATCTAAATGGCAATCTATTGTATTTAATCCCTGTATTATCTCCTTCGTTGAATTGTTCTTCCATTTTAATTCTTTAATTTCTGTAAGTGGATTATAGATTTTTCTTCTGAATACTCCATCATGCTCTCCGAAGTCATAAGAGAACGATAGACCCCCTAAATAGGCCGAATTATAGCTTGATTTATACTCATTGCCCATTCGTATCCAAAAGTTACTTACGGGTCTAATTGTGGCTAAATCGAGCATATAAGGTAGCCATCCAAATTGATACCAATAGAGAAGGGATTCTCTTGTCCATGGAGTATATTTTACATCAATATTAATTGATCGCTGTTGTTGCGTAGCATTTTCAAGTTCTTCTTTATTTATAAGCTTAGGGGTTAATTTGCGATCAAAGAACGTACCTTCAGTAATTCCAAATAGATCACATAGATATTTAATGGTGTCTTCTATGGAAAAACCCGTCATTATTGAGGCAAATTCTATGGCGCCAAAGCTTTGTCCTGCTCTAAAATCATGTAAGATGAATCTTTTTCCCGTAAATAATATCCTGGCAGCCTTCTGTCCTTTGTTGGGCCTTCCATCAATTAAAATAGGAGAGACAAAATGCTCTCCTACTCTATTGAAATTGGGACAAAAATGTTTGAAAATGTCTAATTCAGAAACACTATCCAAAAGCAATTTTCTGCTTACCGGATAAAATGTTTTGAATATCATGATTATTTATCAAAGGGTAATCCATCTGTTGGTCCATCTTCTTCGAATGGAAGTTTACTGGGCTTATTACTGGGAATACCAAAAGGTAAATCGTCCACTTGTGATGATGTTGACGGTAGATTAAGTCCACTAGCCACTGCTAATGCTCCTGGTAATGCAAAACCATCTTCAGATTTAACAAATGGATTGAAATGGAAATGATTAGTCTTGTCGAAATGTAAAGCTACAATATTTGATGTATTCCGTATTTCTACACCAATAAATCCATCCATTTTTAATGTTGAAGGATCTATTTCTTTTTCTGATTTGATAAATCCCCATTTAAGAAGAAGCATCTTCCATTTTCTTTCAGAATACTCTTCTCCGCCAAACATCCACCAGGCAAATTTGCCCTTAAGTAGCGGTTCTACTGCTGTGATATAATCCTCAATAGTGAATGCTTTTACTGCGTCAACGGCTACTCTTACATCTAACTTATCAGCCATAACGCCAATCTGACGCATGAAGTCTTTATATGCCTCATCTTTGGACATATAGCTGGTTTCGATACGGCCAACTTTGCCTTTAGCACCATCAATACCTTCGAATTCTTTTCCCATAGGAGCACCCTCCATTTGAAATTGAATCTTTTTGGAGTCTGTGCTTTTGGCTTTGATGACCGTTATGCCAGTGATCTTGCAATAATTAATCCCGTACGTTAGATATTTGCTTACACCTTCCTCTGTTTTAACGCCTTCTGTAGAAAAACTCATATAATTAAAATTTAAAAGTTACTAATTTTCTGTGTGGTTGTGTGTTGTTTAAATAAAAATCTGTGACCAATTCGCTGTTACTATATTATTCTCATCAGATTCAAGGACTACAAATTCTTTACCCCTAAGATGTTCTGGTCGTGCTTCTACTAAGAAAGATTCTCCGCCCTTAAATGAAAGGATAGACTGATTTTTCTTGCGATAAAGTACGCCTACGGCATCAGCACGTGCAGCTAAAATAGTTTTGAGTTGGCCCGTCAGACTGATGTCAATCATAGAAATTTCTTCCCCATCTTTAGTGAAAGAAGAGTTCTTAACATGACAGACTACAATTAATGTATCGCAAAATGGCTTTATCCACTCTAATAGATCCATATAGGCTGTCCTTATAAGCCCATATCCGAGGCCATTAGCTAAATTTTGAATATCTTTAGAGCCACCCTCAAATCGTCTGCCTATGGGGCTCTTTTTGTAGTTTATCAGAGCTAATTCCTGTGCTATATCCTCAAGTTTTGTTCCTGTATCAATGGTGATAAAACGATGATGGATGCCGCCAGCACGCAATGCTACGACTACATCGTTAAAATCCCTGATACCATTAACCTCAACTTTCATTGCATCCAAGTAGCGACACCCCATCTCGGTATCTATGATCAAATTGTCATCTAACAGACTGAGACTCAGACTTTTGCCGCTCTTATGGAAGCCTGCCAGAATCATCATTGCAGGATTTACTGTTGTTGCTTTTACTTTTTCTGTTGGTAAAATTATACTCATATTAAATTATTAAATTACATTTTTTCGCATATCCTCGACTGCTAAATAATCTGTTTCCTGAATATCCTCTGGCTTAGGGAGTTCCTGGAAATAACTACATGCACCATTGAAGACTAAATCAATAGCCGCAGAACTTATGCCATCTCTATTGAGTAATATAAGCAGTTCTCTGTGATTATCCTGTAGCCTTGTAAGATCATATCCTGTATCATCTTTTGCCTTATACGTTTTAAAATCGTATTTATAGGGATTAAATAGGCCTAGCATTAGATTGCAATCCCTCGAGGTTTCTTTATTTGTACCCAATCCATCCGGGGATGGTTTTAATTTCTCAATAATAGATTTTCCAGAACTTGTAAACTGTTGTTGTTCAGATGTTAATGCTTGCTGTTGCACTAGTACTAAACACATTTTATACTTATCCCTAAGTCTTAAGCAGTATTCTGATGAGAACTTACCTATAGATTGATGAAGTGTAAGCATGGAGCCCTCCGATCTCTCCTGTGCAAGGAGAGAAATGTGGTCGATGATTGCTGTAACTATAAGATTTGAATTATTGGGTATGTAATAATCTTTTACTGTTTCTACTTTTCCATTATAGATAACGTCTTTGTAAATCCACGTGCCGTTAGCTTCATACCAGCTTTTTATATACATATAAATGCCAGTTCCATTTCTGATACTTTCCTGTATATCAAGGTGTTGTTCTAGAAAATCAAGCCATGGCCTTTCTTTGTCTATTAATCCATCAATATAATCGTCGAGAATATAATTCTGAAAGATAGACATTAACTTTTGCGGAGATATTGTTACTCCATACTTGGCAAATAAACGATATGATATAGCCTGTCGCATTAATGATTCTTGGGAGATCTCTAGAGAGAAATAGAATATTTTAATGTTAAGATTACAATCAGGATGTTCAAAAAGATAATCTATCGGTTGAAATAAATACAAGTAATTGGTAATCTGTGATTTGCCCGCCTTCGGACCAGATGTAATAATCGTAATCTTTTCTGGCTCAATGCCTGCCAAAATTCTGCTTAGCCTAGGCAATCCATGCCATGGTAGTGCGATAATCTCTCCACTAAGTCTTTTGGCCTTGTTTTCTCTGATCTTCTTTATTGTTCTTTCATAAAGGCTCATTGGCTATCTGTATAAAGATTACTTTTTTCTCGTCAATGCGGTTGCGGTCTGAACATTCTCCTCGTATTGGAAGTGTCTTACAATAGGATTTTTTAAAATAAAAACACTTATAGCAGGCATTATAATTCTCCTTTGTTATTTGCGTACGCTTGCCCTGTGTATCTACTAGAACGCCAATATCAATCTCTGGATTATAAACTGGACGCTCAATTACCTGTAGTAATATATTTTCATGTGCAAAACAATCATTAATTGGTCTTTCAAGCATAATCAATGATAATTTTCTGATCCTGGCAAAGTATATGTTTGATCACTTTGTGGATTTTTTCCACCCGTAGCATGGTAATCATTTATGGCACGCTGTAACCTTTGCATTGCTCTTCTTACCGGTCTGGATAGATCCATAGTCATACCATTGCTATCTTTCTTTGAGGCTCTTTTCGCCTTTCGTTCTTGTCTAATGCTCATATTTGTGTTATATTACTTGATTGTGTAGTGTAAGGATTTTTTTTAAAGTCTTTCTCAACATCTATATATTCAGCGAGAATGCTTTTCTGTCCGTCATCTGTATTTTTTAGTATGAAATACTGTAGTAAAGACATTCCTCGCTCATTATCATGCATCTTGCTGAGATAATTTTTAGTGGCACTGATAATTTGCTCATCCTCTGCTTCTGGATATAATGCCATAAATTTATCCAGCTTATCTCGAATCTGTACGTTAGTAGATCTCCATGGCCATTTATCATCTTTTAGACCTGGTGGAAATAATTCCCTAAGGGTTTTTGCAAGAAAGGAGTTATCTTTCTTTGTTGATTTAAAAATATTTCCTCCCCTGGTCGTCATAGTGATACGACCGTCCTCTTTATCATGTACTATTAATCCCTTCTCTTGAAGAGAAGATACAATTGACATTCTTAGATCAAGGTGTATGGGTTTAAACATACCATCAATAAATGCCAAATGCATCGTCTCATCAAGTGTGAGTTGTTTTGATAACCCAAGTGAAATTATTTTGTTGAAATCAATTTTAGAAGTTAAGGTCATAATCTTCTAATTCCTCGTATTTTTTTGTATCCTCATTATAACATGGTTCTTTAAAGTTTAATATGTTTGTAAAGTTATACAAATAATTTGACTTTTCCAAATACATTTTCATGTATTTTACCTCCGTGGTCTGAAAATTTTCAAGTCCAATAATATTGTATGATGCGGCCGTTTTTTTGTCTTTGATATTATCTAGACATCTGTTGAATATTTCTTCTGTCATATCCATATATTCAAGCATGGTGGCCATTGAAATCCAAACAGTCTCGCCATTTTCCGCAAGAATGCCTATTATGATAATGTTCTCATTTTCTTTTCTTAGTTTCTTAATGGTTTTATCAAATGCTGGATTTACTAATTCTTGCAAAATAGCATTGCTAAGATTATCGTCGGCAAAATGTTTTATCAAAGTGGATGGAGAGGCAAAGAGAAATTCGCTTAGCATTTTTGAAGTGTAAATACTTACGTCTGCAAACATATCCCTTGAATGTAATGAGTTTGGTTCGCAAAATGAATAGTTTAACTCCATTATTGCTAGTGCACATGACCCATTAAGTCTACCATCATTAGGCATTATTGGTGTCTTACCCATTGGAATACTTATGTCTTCGGTGATTAGACTACCACATATTGTCAGTTGATGCCAATTTTCTAAGTTATAGGTATTTTTATTTGATGCAGATGTGGAATAAGATATGATATCTATATAAGATTTTTCTAATATGGTAAGGGTGTTTATATTGAAATTTTTATCATTATTAATGAAATCATAAAAGAATCTCAGAAAAGCATCGGTAATATTTATTGAAAAAATATCAATCTTAACCCCCTTAATTTTTTCTGTATTTACCCTATTGAACAGCGAAATGCTTTTTGATTCGGGGTCAATAATTGCATATTTATCTGAATTGCCTCCGGTTGTTATTAAATCCTTTCCAATAGAATATTGGTGTTTTACAATAAAGAAGTCTTTTATTGACTTTGTTGCTGTTCCGTTAAATTTAATTAAATTTTTCATTTTCTTCTATTTTTATTGTTAATCCTTCTTTTAAGATATTATAACTTTTTATTTCCACTTTGTCTTGCTGTATTCTAATGATTTTTACACTATATGCTAGGGTTCTGTCTATTGTGTTTTTACGTATATCGTCGTCTGATGGTTTGGTATATTTGTAACAATTCCATACTCCATTATTAAGTTGGAATAATGTATTAGAATTTCTAGATATGTGTATAGAATGATTAACTTTTTTTAACATTGAGTCAAACAATCTAATATCCATATCGGTGTGCTGTTTAAATGCTTCCCATTCAAATACATGTCCTCCTATAGCAATTCTATTGGTAAAATAATGCTCAGGAATATAATCTTTTGGTAAATCATTAGTATTAAATGTTTCGTTTGGTACTAGTTTACAAAATTCTTCAAAATTACACCCAAGAAGTTCTTCTATATACGCTTTTTTTGCTAATACGCCTTCAGTAGTCTTTTTTTTAATCGAAGTATTAAATCCTAAAATAGTAAGTATTGTCTCTTTGTCTCCGGTTACATAGAGATATTCTATTGATAAATCTATTTTACTTAATAAATCAATTTTATTTTCATGGGAATATCGTATTGGTTGACTATAGATTTGAGATATATAATTATTGCTAATGAAATTATTATTTGTTGTTAGCTCTGGAACAAGTTCCTTTACCATATTTGAAGTGTATTTAACAAATTCATCAGGGCTGCATCCATTAATAATATATAATTCTGCACACAAAGTCAAAATGGCTGGCGAGGAGCATGATCCAACACATGAGTTTTTAACAATATTTCTGGGACTAAACATTATGGATTTTTTAACTGGATTAAGATGACACCAATATATTATTCCATATGGATGCTTTAATCCATAATTTAAAGCCCAGCGTATTGTATCTGTTATATTTATATTCCACGAATATTTTTTTGCTAGTAGACTTAACAAATGAATAATCTCACTAAGCTGTTCTTCAGAATATATTAGGTCATACTGTATTTTTGCTCCAGTATTGGGAAAATCTGTACTCATCATTCATTTTTTTTAAAGTATGTAATTGCTGACATCTTCCCTCCATTTCGAAGTCTTCGTTGAGAGGTATTTTCCCATGTATTGTTGCAACAGGTATTTGGGTTTGGGGATTAAATCTTTTACGGCAAATCTCTTTTTGTGTCCCCAAATGTCTTGTAGAACTATTGTGCCCGACTTTAATCCTTCGACGGATTGATACCATAGTATTTGGAATATTCCTGATGCCATTATTGAGTTTGGAGGATTTGATGATATTTGTTGTGCGAATTCTCGGCATTTGGATAATATCCTTTCTATTGATTCTCTTGATAATTCTTGGAAATACCATTCTTCGTCGTTGTAAAATAATGAAAAACTAAAATATATCTTATCTGTTGTGTCAATAAGATTTTCTATTGTTTTTTCATCTGGGTTATAAATATTTATACTTTCTCTGTCATCATGAAAACTATTTTTAGGTGCTACAAATGTTAAAGACGTAGTGAGTATTCGTGTTCCGCTAAGGCCAATATATTTTGAATTATTTACAATAGATCTGTTAATAAACATAAGCTTCAAACTAGATTTTTTTGGTTCAAATGGTATATTTCTCTGTATATATGAATTTGCAATTTTATTAATACAGTCAATATACTCGTAATTATCGCATTGTATCTCGTTGTTTATGGTAAGAAGTGTTGCGTTTTTAATTGCAGAACATAATATATCATATGTTAAATCCCACGATTCAAGAAGTTTTTTAAATGATATTTCTTTATCATCAATTAGTATTTTATTAGGGGCATGTGTATTTGGCGTAATGGCTCTCGTGAGTCTGTAATTTTCTAGTGCTTTAATTTCACTCATTATAAGATCTTTATCTCGAATAAACTCTTTTGCATATTCAAGATTACCAACTCCGGTTATTTCATCGAAAGCTTTCGTTGGAATTGATGATATTTGTTCATTATTGATTATCTTTGTTAAAAATTTATTTCTTTTGATTTGTATCATAAGAATGTATTATTTCTCTTGCTTTTTTATCGGCAAGATTATTAAATTTATTATCTGCGTGACCCTTAATATAATGGACTGATATATTGAGTTTTTGTTTAGCATTTTCCCATAAGGAATATACCTCTTGCCATATCTCTACATTGGCAATAACGGTATGTTTACTTCCTTTCCATCTATTTTTTATCCATTTATGCATCCACTGATTAATTCCAAATACTGAATATTGTGAATCACTGTATATCTTACATTCAGATATATTTTTATTAATACAATATATTATAGCATCCCTAATTGCTAAAAGTTCCATCTGGTTATTTGTAGTGTGTGGTGAGTATGACTGCTTGATTTCTAGAACTTCATCATCTTTTACTATAATTAATGCATATCCTCCTGGACCTGGATTCTGGAGACAACTGCCATCGGTGTAGATTCTTTTTATTGCCATGTTAAAATTTTAACATCCACATTCCTAGCTGGCCGTTAATATAACCGTTTCTTCTTTGAAAAATTGCTATTAGACAGAAATTAAGTCTTTCTAAATTATTTTCCAGTTTAGATTCTCCGGGTGCTACTATTACATAGATTGCGCGTTCCCCTCCGCTTTTATCTACTGGCGTCCACAACCTATTTGCACTTTTTTTAATCTTATTTACAGCTTCATCTAGTGCCTCTAGAGAGTCTTCATTTGATGCTGTAAGCTGGCATAGTGCACAACATGCTGTTTGATGTTTTTGTATCATGATTAGATTAATTTAAGTGTTTCTTCAATAGCTTCTGTTAAAGCTTTATAATAAGAATCAAAATAATTAGTTAGTTTGATATTACTTTTATAGGTGTCTCTTATAGTATAAATTTCTCCTATATATAGCAGATTATTTCTTATTCCTAATTTAATTTCAATATAAATATTATGTTTCTCTCTAAACCAATCAATTACTTGTTGATAAAGAGGCGCACCAACAAACACATCACTATCTGGATTATAGGCAAATGAACCATCTTTATAATAGAGTCCTAAACACTCTTCATCAAATCCTTTTTCCTTTAGCTTTAAAGTTAATTCATATGACACAAATAAATGTTTCATAATTATTTTATTAATTTAAATCCGTATTTAATTAATTCTTTTTCAGACATGGCATTTTTTTGCTGAGTCATACCATATTCAGATTCATCGATAAAATCACCATATTTAGTTTCCACATATATGACATTCCTTTTTTTATATCTTTTCTTGCTTTCAGCCCTTTTCATTCTGCGTCTCCTATAAAGTGTGTAGTTTCATCTCCATATTTGTCATTTTTGACAATAAGATCTAGGCATTCCTGCCTACATAGATATTCCATTTCTTCCTTAAGCATGGCGTCTGTTAGATCGCATTTTAAGGCGATATTAACGAGGCTTTTGAATTGTGAGTCAAATATAACTCCCCTAGTCATAACGACGCTTGTTTTGTCTCTTAAGACCCTCTTTGCACATTCTAAGATTCGTTTGTCTATTGGTGATAAAATTGCCATATTATTTAAATTTATTTGGATTTGTAGATATTAATGCTTTTTGTTCTCTGGTGAATTTTTTATATTCTTCTTTGTCCCAAAAGACCCTGTTTGGACCACACTCACCCCTTACATGTTCTCCTCGTCCGCAGTGACATGCAAATTGTGTATTTCCCTTTGACCCAAAAATGCAAATATAACATTTATGTGTTTTATCATCCCTATTAATTGGTATATGTTTAGTATTATACGCAAATACAACCAATTTAACGTGCTCGTATATAAATGATTCCCCTATTTTCCTTTGCATGTTATTTGTATGGATTATATTTATGCTTGAATGTTTTTATGTATAGAATTTTGTCCATGAAAACACTAAGACTTATTTTGACGCAGGGACGTAATTCATGAGCTAAAACGCAGGCTTTATTAGTATTTTGTGCAAATGAGCAAAATCCGCATCCCTTGACATTTGTTGTAAATGATATTTCCTTTCTAATATCTGCAATTTTTACTGGCTTATATTTTATTCCATTTACTTCTATATGTTTTTCCATTGGATTATTGAGTTAAAAGGGGAAATTAATCCCCCTTATTTATACAACTACTTTTGCTGGTTTTCTGGAGAAATATGCTACCCATATCTCACTTCTTTCTTCTTTGTTAAGATCAGAGGCGGCTAATGCGCGTTTTAAAGATGTTTTACGTGCTTTTTCATACTCAAATTGATCTTTCTTAGATTTTGTTGCTGTGCCGGATGAAATACTTGAAGATTCCTCTCCCCATAGTGAATCGAGGAAACATGTTGTTTGAATTCTGTCTGGTGAATATTGCCACCTGACCTTAACTACCATACGCTGTAATCTTGTTGTCATTATTTTTGTTTTAAATTATTATTATTTTTATGTTCCGCATTCTTTTGCGTTTAACATTCAAAATTATTATTGTGTAAAAAATCATTCCATTTTTCATGTAGGTTTTTCCAGTTTTTCCAATTGCTGACATTGCCTTTTTTTATTGGATATTTAGACCACGTGAATGAATTACATATGCTACCCACATTGAAATTATTATCCTTATCCATGATTTCTCTTTTTTGTAAGTAAGACCTTAATGATATATTGGATTTTGTGGCATTATTATATTCTAAATTGGTTTTCTTACATGCCATGAGATATTCCTGTAAACAGTTATTCTTTCGCAGGAAATTAAGGAATACTTTTTTAGCTATCTTCTTCTTCATATTTTATAAATGTTTTCCATTTTTCAGATATATCCCACCAAGTATAATCTAGACCTTTATCAAGAGGAAATTCATCCCAGTCAAAAGACTGAATAAGGGAATCTTCGTTGCATTTTTTATTATCGTCTATGATGCACATATTGTGCATATATTCTAACATTGGACGGTCACGATAATGAAGTTTTTTATCTTCTTTGCATGCTGTAATATACGCATCAAAACACTTTTCTTTTTTAAGGAAACGTAAGAATATTTTTAATGGTATTTTCATAGTTTTAAATAATTATCTAAAAACATATTCCATTCATCATCCAGATCAGCCCAAAAATCATTTTCTTTTGCAGTTTCCTCCCATGAGAAATATCCACCGACGAAATTATATGGATTATCTGACTTCATTAATTTTGCGTATATATTATCACATTCTTCATTCATTGCCTCGCAATATGCCTCATATGCCCTATGTTTTATGAGAAATTTTTTGAATATTCTTATTATGCATGTGTTTTTCATGGTATTCAGTGTTCTTTCCATATATATTTTCATGTTTTATCTTTTATATGCCCACATAGTTTGCATTTTGATATGACAGTAGAGTGAATTATTGAGGAGTAAGAATGTTTTTTCATTCTAAGGACATAATACTCATATTCATGAATGCATTTGGTTCTTTTTTTTACGATAATAAAAATAGTGATCCCAATTATAATAATTGTAAATATAAACCATAATAAAAGTTTTGTTGAATTCATGTTTTTTTAAATTTAATTAGTTTAAAATAAAAATATTGCCAATTTTTTATTTTAGATCTACATTGAAGTTTATTATCAATTTCAGCACAATTTACACTATTGGACTTAAAGCTTGCTATGTGATTCCATCTAAAACATGCGGGACAATTTATATTAGTATCATATGGTCCCATTTTTTTCACGAGATATTGACATCCATCAATGGAATCTTTAAAAATTAATTTTCTGCTCATATGCTTAAAATAACTCTTCTAGTTGCATAAAATCTTCGTCGATAGGTGGTGGACAGTTTTTATTACAATGTGATATCACTAATAATCTAAATTTTGCTTTCATGTGTGTGTTTTTTAGTTTTTATACAGAAAAAAGTTAAGGATGGCTCTATGCATGACCCAGTTAAGTCCGTCGCTTCTTCGCAAAAATAATCATTAAAAAAGCATTTTTCACAATGTTTTTCTGGGTCACCAGTATGTAAAATTGTTTTTATAAGATATTTATCTTCATTTGTTATGTCTGTAAAGACAAATTTTTCCCCCTGTTTGCGCTGTATCATTGTTTAAGTTTTTGTGATCGTAATATAATAAAATTAATATATTTACCATCCGTTCTTCTTGAACCAGTGCATCTGCCTACAATCCTTTGACTAATTTTACATGGATGGGCTACTTTTGCACCATTTCCAAAGAAACATTTAGTACAGTCAATTAAAGTATCTTCAACAATTAATAACTGATGTTTTCTTCCGTCTTTATCTGTGTAAATAAATTTATCTCCAATTTTCTTATCCATGGTGTAGTTATTTTAATTTTTTATTAGTTTCGCCTTCTGTGTAGATAGTTATTCTATAAGATGTTTAAAGTACGCCTCAACGACGGCATAGCCTTGAGGTAGCTACCTTTAAATATTTTAATCCCGCTAACCTACAACGGGATTGTGTTATTTACAGAATCTACTTTTAACTTATTATGTATATAAAGTATTATCTGTGTGGAAGGTTTTTTAGTTGTTTTGACGTATTATCATCATAAAATAAATGAACTTGGTGCGTGTCTAGTGTTGTTTCTCTATTAGATAGATACTTGGCGTGTCGGGCTTGTACCTTTGGCAAATATATTATGGATGATTATAAAACCATGGCTTATATACGCGATATCCACGAGAGTGATATTTTAAATATTATTTTATACGCAGGAGAAGTTTTTTACACTTCTCCCTTGTATAACAACTAACCACACACGTCGCCATCCCATGACAGCGATAATATTATTCTTTCCACATAAATGCAGCCATAAAAAATAGTGCTATGACAATAAATATTAAGAGGAATGCTCCTGTTTCTCTGATTGTTGTATGTGATTTCATGGCATAATGTGTTTAATATCATTTTCATGTCCCCATACTTTAATTAACTGGCTTCTGAGTGATTCTAATTGTTTTTTATTCATTGTTTCTTCCGATAATGTACATGTGCAATCAAATGTAATTGTTTTTCTATTGATAAACATTACACTAAATCTGTCATATTTGTTTCGTTTATTGGTAATATTTGATATCGCAATAATATGTTTGGTATTTATTGCATAACCACCGATTAATATTTTCATTATCGTATCGTTAGATCATGAAACATTCTTGCATTAGAATATTGCCCCACAATTTTCCTGCAGGCAGCATTAAGGCCTATTGCTTCCACAAATAAGCGCTTTTTAGACACTTGTATTATTGGAGTGGCATTATCACCCATAATTTCTTTATCATAGGTGAAACGTATCAGAAAATATTTCCTCATAACGTATTGGTTTTTGTGATTGATATATTTTTTCTAAAAAATCAAGACCTCGTTGATGTGCTGAGAGTGCTAAAAAATTAACATTGCGACCAGAAGAATCTTGCTTGGGTTTTCCATTGCGAATATATACATTTGTGCCACTTAATATTAGACTACCGCACCCGTTACAAGCAAAAAGAAATTTACCTCCCAAATTGACTCCAATAAATTTCATTGGATAACTAATACTGCCCCATGGTGTTTCAGTATGGGGCAGTATGATCATACCACCATATTTTCTTAATGCGGCTTTGTAAAAGGCTTTACTATTGATAAGTTTCATAATTGTAGTGTTGGCTGTATGTCATATTTAATTCCGTTATGAATGATAGTAGTGAATTTGTTCCCTGTCTTAATAACATCAAACCATTCATTCTCTTTGGTGCCAATATCAATACGTCTAAGCGTGCCTCTATTGCCTTCAATTATAAAACCATATATTTTGCCTTCGTTAGAAAATGATCCCGCAGTACACCAACTTGTATGTATTCCACGCATGGGGTATAGTTTATTTGCTGCATTTAAAAGTGCTAAGAGTAATTCTTTCATATTATTCGAAAATATAAGTTATATGTGTGCTTGTTATATGTACTCGAGCATCAGTTTTAATCTCGGTAATAGTAATAGTATTGACTCCGGCTATGCCTGATAGTAGAATATAGACAAATGTTTTCCACATGATTATTTTTTTGTCTTAAGATATTCTCTTCGTTGTCGCAAAAACTCTTTGGCTACTTCTGGCGTTATATTTACGGCCCAATAGCAGTTTCTGTCTAGATTTTGGTTTTCTTTTGGATCAAAAATCATAATACCATGTGAATTACGATCACGTAGATTCCATCCATTATTATCTGTTTTTCTGAAATATAATTTATTATATTTATTTATTTGTGTTGGAGATTCACAAGAGTATGCAACGCAATAAGCTGTACATCTTGATCGATCATTGTGTGGAAAATCTAAATTATATAGAATGTTTTGACTTTTAAGTTTGTTAAAAAGCCTTATCGTTACTTTTGGTGTAATTGTCATGATTTTTTATGTGTATTATACAGAAATTCAATAAGATCCATTATTATGCAAAATAACAATATAATAAAATACACACCAACTGAATCCTTATTATACCAGTCAACCCTTATAGCTTGAGCAATTGCTAGGCCAGATAATAATATTACTGTTCTCATAATAGTTTAAGCCTTTTTATCGTCATGCTTAGGACATTATATTAGCGATGTTTTTTGATAAATGTATGCTTCTTTGGTGCTATTCTGTCCATTATACAGGATAATCTGCATTGTGGAGTATAGCATACACATTTACTATTGTCAGAGACTTTTTGTCTTCTAACGGCAGCTGTAGAGGTAAAATGATTTCTCATTGTATTAGTTTTTTAATACCAAGAATGATCAATAACATACCTACAATGCCTGCCAATGTCTTTAGAAAGGACTTTTTAGCTTTAGATTTTTCTACTGGTGCTGATTTTACCGGAGGCAGTTCTTCTTTAGTGGCTATGTTACCAGCCAATGGTGTTGTGTGAATGATGCCTTTGATAATTACGCTTTCTGGGTTAACGGTATAGCGATTTTTGCCATATTTAGCCCAAATTTCTTTCTCAATATGCTTGCGTAGTTTAGGCGTAATGGATGTGTCTTCGGTTATCTTTTTGGACAAAACAGCCATCATCCTCATCCCTTTTGGGGATAAATATTTATCCTTTAATACAAATTCTGGTTGTGAGCGCACATATTGCACTCTCTTTGTGTTTGCCATAGCATTACAATATTAAATTAACTGGCATTATTGCCATTGCGAGAAGACAAAGAATCGAACTTTGCATCTCCTTCCAGTCACTGTATAAATACACGCCTTACGATGAAGGGCTCTACCATTGAGCTACTTCCCAATCCATTTTATTTTGAAAAACAAATAATTATTTGACGTTAGTTTTTACAGAGGTTAATTAAGCCTCACCTGATATTATGCAAAATAGAGCAGGGACCTCGGCATTACAGCCTTGCCATCCGTTTGGTAGCTATTTCCATTAGATAGGCTCTCTTTCAGCACTGCCATTTATGTATGTGCTTCTATGCAATAACTATTTGTTTTATGTTTTAAAAACTCTCCCATTCACAATGCTAACGTGGAATATTTCTAATAAGATTCTCCGCCTATTAGACGTTATTCAAATTATAATATCTTACCCCAGACAACATCCTTTTAGCTAAGGACTGATTTGTAGTAGTAGATTAACCATTTATCTGTCTGTCTTCAGTGGAAGAGTTTAAATCTTTATATGAATAAATGTTTTCCTAATGAATTATCTTCTCGTATTCTATTATGAATATCGGTTGTTAACTGTTTAATATTCATTTTTAGTATTCGACTGGACTTAACATTCTTTGACGAATTACTAGTCTTAGTACTTATTTTTACTGGCGATAATATTTTTATGGACATAATATATGGCTTAGTTGTTGTTAAATAAAAAATAATGGCTGATATTTTTCTAAATGTCATTTAAGAGAGCATGACTAACTCTCACCATTATTTAGGGGCAGAAGTTTACTATGTTTGTGCACTGAAGTTATCATGATTAACCAAATATTACATTCACAATATTCGCTTTGCGAGCCAATGAGCTTCTGCTTTGTGGAGAGGGTGAGAGATGACCTCACATCATTAGTCTTGTCTAGACACGCTAATATCCTACTTTAGAAGACCTCCCCTAATATTATGCGACACCGTCTTCGCACGTCCAGCCATTTTAATATCAACGGCATACAAATTACCTCCTAATAGTTTTATTTGTGTTTAGGAAGCCACTAGACTGTATTAGCCAATGGTTATTTCATAATACTTAATTAAAGCTTATAGATTCTTTTTCATGGCAATGGTGCTAATTGTTTTGTGCAATATTGCATAGCTGTAGAGAGAGAGGGAATTGAACCCTCATTTTATATCCAATATCATAATCATAGATCCAAGTGATTATTATCTCTTTTGAAAATCAGGGGAGCAGTTTTAATTCATGCTTAGGAATATATGAGGGATGATTAATGGCCATTCCCTTGGCTATTGCGCTGCCCTTTTCATGATTACTATATTACTATTTCATCATCTTTGAGCCCCGTGGATTCGAACCATATGTTATCAGTGCACTAATCATCCTTTTGGTTGAGCCTCTCCCTCATGTCCAGGAGCATAATTATAATGGTTGTAACCTTACCAAGGTAGCTTACTCTCTTGCTATAACTATTTGCAACTAGTCATACTTGGGATTTCATTACTGCAATACTTTCGGTTTTAGTCTCTCTTGATTCAGCATCATGCTTAGCTGGAGAGGTCACTGTTTTAATATCATTGGATATTTCCAAATCGATTAACTCACAGTGCATAGTTTTGGTATTACCCTAGGTCACTTCTATCAGCTTAGTTAGACCGATATCCTTGTAATGTGCCGACCAGAATGAGCAGCTACAAAACAATTAACTAAGTTTGGGTAAGATAGTCTTTCTTCATAATTAAGCCAGCGGTACGCCTTCTCGATCGGGAAAGATGGGCTGAGAAATAGCTAATGATAAATGAAGTGCTGGTGCAGCCATTTTTGTGTGAATAGAATGGTAAAACTACTTTTAGGTGAGCCTTTTTACTCATGCTCAGGAGTGGTAACTAATTAATCCAGATCAACCAATGATGATTCAACAACATTAACATAACTATTGGTTGACTTTTCTAATTTCCCATCCATATTGATAAGCCATGTTTCGGCACGATTTAGACGGTTGAATAAGCTTTTACGAGTTTCGTCCGGCCGAATGCTTATATTTATACGCCTGATAGACTCCTCACTTCTATATTCTTCACCAAGATCATCTTTTGATAACCTGTAGTGTTGTTGAGAAAGCCTTGCGATACCATTTTCCATACCGTGGACGGTAATACAACTAAAACATCTATGCATAACTATTAATTTAAAGTTATCTCTTAATAACTCTCGATTTAGTTAGTTTTACGGATGTTCAATGTATTGGAAAGATTTAATTAGCTATTTTATTGTGTTTTTTAGGAGCCATTGCTATCACCATTGCCATTGCCATCACTATCACCATTGCCATTGCCGTAGCCATTACCATAGCCATTGCCGTAGCCATTACCATAGCCATTGCCATAGCCATCACCATTGCCATAGCCATTGCCATAGCCATCACCATTGCCATTGCCATAGCTATTGCCATCACCATTGCCATCACCATTGCCATATGTGTTATGGCTGTTTTCGAAGTTATTGGCTATTTTTATAGCTTCCATTTTGAGGCGTTTACTGTAATTGTGTGTACAACTGTTAGCCAATCAAATTCTACAATGCCCTCGCATTTATCGAGTTTTGTGGAAGAAGTGGCACCATTGACCAATTCGCAAAGACCTTTTGTTGTACCCCATATGCGGATGCAATAGGCATTGTGAAGTTTGCAATTGTTGCCATTCTTTTCAAACTTACCAATATATATCCATCCTCTTTGTAAAACAACGATTTTGATATCTCCATCAAACTCCTTTTGTATTGGTAGTGAGGACTTAGGAACATAAGTAATACCATTGATTTCTAATTCTGTAATTTCCTGTTTCATTGTTTTTGTTTTTAAATTTAATTGATTAATGTATTGTAAATAAAGCTCCTTATCCAGGGGACTTGCGTGTGTATTGTTAATGAAATGTTTCTTTCCATTTGGATGGACCATATTTGCCAACAAACCATCCATAATAAAATGATGCGAAACCTATTTTCTCTATATCACTTACCAAACATTTGGATGGTCTATCATTATCTGCATCTTTGATATCTTGTAGAAATAACTTATCGGCTATTGCGGCTTTATATGTTTTAAGTATTTTGGGTGTTAAGCTCATAATATGTATATTTAATGTCTTTTGGTATATTTACGTCTATTGTTCTTAGCCCTTTTACGGGCCTTTCTTTGCTTAAGAGTCATCTTCTCATTACGGTCTTTTTTACTGCGCCATTTAGAACAATAACGCTGAGGAATTAAGCTTTTATCATCGTTAAACTTATTCATATTGATGCTCATTGCAACCATACAAATGGTCATAAAGCCCAACATTCTTTGCATTGATTTCATGGCGTGTGTTTTAGTTATGTGATAATTGCTGTTTAAATAGTTCCCTAAGAAGACTACTGTTGATTTCAACATTCCAAAGATTTTTAAGTGGCATTTTAATGGTCTTTGCAATGATATAACCGTTATCTGTGAGTTGTTGTATATTACTTCGATACCACCCTCGATCTATACATTGAAAAAGGAAATTATTATTATATATATTATAGCCCACAAGATATCCTTTAAAATGGCTATCGTTATCATTTTTTATATCGTATAAATATCCTTTCCTTATTAATCGTAGATAGCACTTATATGTGTTTTTATCCATTTTATTTGTCTTCTAAATATTGTTTAGTCTCTTTTTTTGTCTCTGTAAGAAGCATATTTAATGGTAAACCTAACATATCTAATGCGTCAAAGATGTCTTTAGCTGTCTTACTATCATTGATAGGTATTACTAACCCAGTTGTACCATTAGTTAAAGCAAGGAATTTGTAATTATCGGCCATAATAATAAGTTTTAGCAATATGTATATTTATTTTCACTTACGAGTATCAATCTGAGAAATATGTTGTATCTTTGTATCGTCAATGTAGAAATACGAGACAAACTTCAATTCCCAAGATTGTTGGATCAGGTAGATGTTCTTATGAACAATTCAATTTAATTGAATATTTGGGGGTTTAGCCGCACCGGCGACTGAGGTGAGTGAACTACATTCCCAAAAATGTAATATCATATTCATCGATGGTTTCATAGTATTCTTCACCCAAAAAGTCAACTAACTTTTCTTTAACCCATTCTAAGCGCTCACTCTCCGATAATTCTTCTCATTCATAATTATTAATTGGAAATGAGATATTAGTTGGTGGTGGAATTGCTGAGACTTCAATCCATAATTCATGATCTTCTGTATTTTCCATAGTATTATTATATTTCCTCTTTTGCTACTTTTCTCTTTTACCATCTAGATAATCATCAATAGCGCCTAAGAATGGGTTAAAGAAAAGTTAGTTGACTTTTTGGGTGAAGA